GTCAACAGAAACAGAACCATATAAAATTTCAATGATGTTGGGGGTTGGCTGACCTCCCACAGGCTGTACACTTTGTTTGAAAAAAGCCACCATTTGCCGAATGAAAGAAATAAGCCTTTGGATTTCTGAAATGTCCACAGACAGATAGAAAAACAAAGCTAAAGTTTTCGTATTTCCTGAAATATGCGGAGTCGTTGGATCTGTCTGATCTGTCAGACGAGCAATCATCCTACGCTCATACTCCGAAAAACCACCTCGAAGATCCTCATATGGATAATCTAATAGTTTCCAATCTCCTGCTAAATAAATACCTAGTTGCCTAAGGTCATTTAAAAATCCTTCAATTTCATCCAAAATTGCCTGAACCAATGCTGAGATAGGGTCCAAAAAACCTATTGCAAAAGTTTTGATAAATTCTGCAAGGCTAACTGCTATATCCAAAATAGACACCAAAAATTCTGTAACACTATTAAGATCATCCCTAATAGCTTCAAGAAAATCCGGAGTCTCAAAGGATATTGTTCCCCACTGCGACATTAGATGCCCCCACCATGTTGAAGCCTTATTAGCTGCTCCCGCAATTTCGCAATTCCTTTCATTTCCGTACTTACCTTAGCTTCTAGTAATGCCTTCAACTTGGTTAGCATCTCAACTTGAGATTCTAACAGAATAGGCTTTACGGTTTGCTCAGGAAGTTCTTTCCATTCAGGGGTCATTCTACATTCTCCAAAGATTTTTGTAGTAGTAAATTAGCTTTTTGTTCCACTAATCGTTCAGGCAGCTCTAAGTCATACCGAGCAATAGATGCCAAGGTGCCTAGAATTTTATGGGTTCTGTAAGCCAACCAAATATATCTAATTGGTCTAAATCTGTCTGTGCAGTTCAAAACCTCGTCAATCCGTTCTGTCAACATTGGTCGTACCCCAGAACCTCCTCCAGTGGTATCACTATACGCAGTATAAGGAGTTTCCCCAGGTCCTAGCAACTTCATACCCGCGGCACCATCCCAAGTTAAATTATCTAATCTTTCATCAAAAATCCAGAAACGACGATCCAGAAAAGAAAGACAACCCCCGTTATTTGCAAAAGGAACCGTATCTACTTTTCCCAACACAAAACCTAGATAAGGATTAGACATCACCCCTAATCCAACTCCAGGATCCAAAGGATCTCCTAAATCTGCACAGTGCTCATCCCTTTGGAATATAAAATAGGTGCTGTCTTTACTAAGCAGCCCTCTTAACATCTGGATTAAACTTAAAACTCTTTCCCTACCCATCAGGATTAGGTCAATAGCCTCATCTGAAAATAGTGGGGATGGGCGAATTATTGAGTATCCAAAGGGCCGCATAGAATGCCCTAAATTACCCGTTTTGAAAGACTTAGTGCCTGCATCTCTAATTTTAGTAGGGCGTAAATCCATCTGACCTTCATCATGGTTACCTGGATCTATAAAAGGAGCTTGTTTTAAGGCTGAATCTGAAACCGTAGGGTAGACCGCATAAGCTCTGGTAACATCTGAAGAGTCGAAAATTACTGGAGCATCGTAACTACCTGCAAAAGTATTTACTGGCTGAACCAATAAATGCGGTGTGGGGGAACTAACTACTTGAGTTACCCTATAGAATCCCCGATTGTCATCCAGTAGGCTAGGTTTTCCTGCTGCATAAATAGGAGCCCCTCTTGGAGCTACCCCAATATCACCTATTGGGTAAAATCCTTTTTCCGAAGTTGCGGGAAGTCCCCCCACTTGAGGAATTGTTGGAGAAGGATCTACAATAAGAATATCCCCTTTCCGCACACCTAAAGCGGCAAAGGTAGCAGTGCCTCCCGCGGCATTTAAATCATCATACAAATTATTTACACAAGCACTATAACTTGGTCCTACTGGGGCTATCCCCACCTCAGGAGTATAGCCACCTTTCCCTGTAGCCCAATCAGGTACAGTCCTAGTTACTTCTAAATCCGACATCAAGTATAAAAGCTGTCCATAGGATTGTTCATGTGGTACAGGAGCTTGTTTAAGATAAATTTCAAAGCGCATTCCAGTCAAGCTGGAAGTTTGTAAACCTGGGGGGGCTAGTCGGATTTGATCTGGTCCCAATACCGATTGGATTTCTACTTCTTCTAGCAAATCCCCATTAGCATCCAACAACCTAAAAGAATCTCCTGTGTGAATGTTAACCTCTGAGTCCGTAAAGATACCTAGATTGGTTCCTGTGTAAACCCCCCCATCATTCCATACGTCGGGAGACCAGGGGGCTGTAGGGGGCTTGGTGCTTTCCCAATTCATGGTAAAGCCCGAAGCTGTGACCACCCCACGTTGCTGGGTGTCCGCTAAATACGAAGTTATGCGACCTCTACGAATTTCATAAGCAAACTGAAGGGGTCTAATTTCTTGTGCTGTTGTATTTGTATTATGCCACCTACGGATTCTACGAATCTCAAAAGAAACAGCATCTGGTTCTGCAAAGGTAGTCCCTTGGATATCATACTCCCGAACATCTCGCATTCCAATTTCCCGATCTCGGTCATGGGCTGCCAAACCAGGGTCTGGTAAATTATGAGTAGCATCCACTAACCGTTGGTACCCCACATCTAAATTTAAAGAAGATCTAGGTACAGAAGGCTCCAGGAAAATACCTGCTTGTGCTTGGAATCCTTCTGTATCTAACGGAGCAGCTAAAGGATTCTCTAATCTAAGTACCGTTCCTGGGAGAAGACATTTAACCTGATTAGATCCAAAACCCCAGGCAGCAGCAGGGATATTAACAGAAGCCCATAAAGTAGAGGGTGCTACACTCAACGTATTTAGATTTAAAGTATGTACTATCCAAGGATATATTGGGGTGTCTGTTTCTGTTACAAACTGATTACTAGACTCCAATACTGCATCTACTACTAAAGTAAGGGTGTCCTGTAGAACCCCTACCTTTCTTAAAGGATAGTATCCAGCACCTACTGGGAAGTCTCCATCAAATACCGCAGATGTCCCTCCAGTAGGAGATTCAAACTGCACCCATCGAAACCCATATTGGGCATAATTTGGAAAAGGAGGTATTCCCTCACTATCACTATCATAACCCACACAGTTATTAGCAGGAAGACCGTATTCTGAACCGGATACTTTTACTGGAAGATAGCGCATTCCTGACACTTCATAGCCACCGGAACTAACATAACTTGAAAACTGTGAGGCTGTCAAAGCTGTTCCAAAAGCATCTCGATAATCAGTCAGTGTGAAATAACCTTCTGGTCCGGGTCCCGGACATTGTATCAAAGTATAGGCAGCACTTAATACTGAATATCTCCATACTGTTTCATGAATGGAAGCCAGCCCTGAAACATTACGTATTATATAGATCCTAGGATTTGAAGCATATAAAGTTGTAAAACCACATAAAGTACCACCAACTAGCACCCCCCCTCGGGCAGGAGCCAAATCCGTTATAATTAACTCATTCGTTGCCGAATCAAAAGATACAACCTTAGGGAAGTGTACAGGACACCAACCCTCTTCAGTTCCTGCAGTAGTGCTAGGTGCAACTAATTTATATTGCAAACCTGGAGAGGGTTTTACAGAATGCCTAACAACATAGGTTCCAGCATGAACAGTTGCGGGATGGTTTGAATCAGTAGAAGTTTTTATTACTAAAAGGTCTCCTGGAACTACTCTATCTTCATCTCCTACCCCAAGTATTAAATTGGCTACACGATTATCCCACTTACCAATTTGTTCTGGGGGAAGATCTGAGTTAAATTGACTTGAGGTTAAACCATCACCAACACAAATTAAACCTGTTTCATCATATGCCGTCGAAGGAATTGCTGAAAAAGTCACATCGGCAGTTGTTTCAATAGGAGTATTGTTAAACCCTTCAAAACCCATTACCCGAACAGAACCACGTTCTGTTTGCAACCCAGTTCGTACAGACCAATCCCCAATAGTGTGATCATCCAACCTTGGGACAAAAGTAAACGGATCTGCGGTAGTCCAGCTTATATCCCCATCCGCCACACCGCTAAGGACAGGCTCATTTACATAAACTTCCGTATCAAATCCAGATCTTCTGCAAGCATTAACCGTATAGCTGCCATCGTTTCCGGTGCTATTTGCAACTGTGATCGTATCCCCCACAATAAAGGAATCCGTCCAATCACCAGCCACTGTGAAGTCACCAAAAATAACACTGACACCTATAATAGCAACGGGGCCCAAAGTTCTAGTCCCATTACACAGATTGTTTATTGTGCTGCGACTAGTAGTAGACATACCCGCGGGATGATGTCCTACTATAGTTTCTGTTATCTGTAATCTAGATTCCAGGCTGATTCCAGACTGAGGGTGCACATAACCACGTTTCTTTGCCCAACTCAAATCATACAAATCATTGAAAGTTAACCGATCTTGGTCAATCCAACCCGTGCTAGATTGACCTCCCATCAGATCAGCTCGAACATCAAAAGCCCACTCAAGACCATATAAAGTATATTGAATTTGAGTTGGCAGCCCCGAATCTATCACAGCATATGGCAAAAACCAATGATTTTCTGTACCTGGTGCTGCTAGAAATGGTATTATCCCTGTAGCGTTAATGTAGATCTGCCTATTGTTTATTACTGGTGCTAATACTGGAAAATGTGTCCCAAACGTAGGGTCCACAACTAATGCAAAGGGTCCATAGAAATTACCTTGGTAGTCAAGCAAACTAACTTGGTTAGCCTGTATGTCCATAGTCAATGCTATCTGACCCCCGGCTCCGGATGAAGGTAATGGATTTGGTCCTGCGGGTCCCGTAGTAATATCTGTATCTCTGCGAGCTATAATTTTTATTATCAAATGGTTGTTCGGTAACAAACCATTAATAATATCGTTAAAGTTGCCTGTTGCAATGGTTTGCCCATCATTTAGAATTACTGCAGTATTGCCAACTACATCATCAAAATCCAATATAGTTAAACCTGCAGCCAAATTTTCAGTTATATAAATCCCGTGTTGGTTTCCAGGGTTTAGTTGTGGTTGCGCTTCGTATGCTCCTTGTACATAACTCATAGCGTTGATAAAAGAATACCTTAAGGTATCACCAGTTATAGTACTAGCTGCTCCCGGAGCTTTTGTAGCAGTCACAAATCTGGGGGTTTCTATTCTGGAAGAATTACCGATACCACTATAATAAGTCCCAACAGATTGAATTCCTTGGGGTCCTTGAATAGGTCCCAAACCAGTAGTGAAAGAGCCGTTTCCTGTTTCTGTTTTCACCAAAAGCAGATCATAACGACTCAAATCCCCAATGCCTACGTCTGTTGATCCGTGAGATACGGGTCTTACATCAATACTTGAAGTAAGAGTAGCTGGGAAGAACCCCTCAGTGATAGAGATATCCCCATCTGTGCCTACAAACTCATCTGGATACTGATAACCTCCAATAGAATCTAAAGTAGTCATTATTTCGATCAAACCTACGGAAGCTTGATCAAACCTTTCTTTCTCAGTGTTCCCCGTACGTAAGTAAGGAATCTGATAATCTCCAGAATCATCCTGAGGAAGACCTAATAAAGCGGGATTTCCAAAAGGATTCTGATAGGGATAGCTAAAACAAACCTCACCTTCTAAGGTAGATAGAGGTAAAGGAGGGCTTTGCCCTAAGGTTTCTTTAAGCCCTAGAGGAGAAGGATCCGCAAAAGAAGGCAAAGTAGCATCTATAACTTCCCCTTCAGAAGTAACTTTCACATCAAAGCCTATTCTGAAGGACCCATTACTATTTGCGGCATCTTCTATAGATTCATACTCTGGAGGATCTGGAAGAGAAGCTGGATTCCGGTCTCCTGTTTTAGGAACCGCAAATAAAGTATCCCCTTGAATGATAGGGAAATAGTCTGCCCGAACCCCAACTCCTGTTGCAGTACCAACTAAAACGTTATCTGGATCTGTTAGTGCTATCCAAGGGGCTGGGGGCGCGGGCCAAACTACAGGCACAGGAGCAGAATAGAACGTAACGACACATCCATACAAAACTTGGTTTACAAAAATACTAAGATACGTTGGAATTCCAGCTACTGTTACAGGACTCCCCCCATCATAGGACGGGTAAACTTTCCCGTCTGGCTGACCCCAACAAATTTGATCATATTGCAAAAATCCGGGTACAGACATCTCCGGATCCCCAGTTGTGGCATCAGGTAGGGAGCCCCCCTGAGAGAGTAGTTGTGCATCGTCTGGAAATCCAGTTGCTGGGTTTACGGTAACCCTAGACAACTCAACGGGAAAAACTATCAAACAAGGATCTGTAATCGCAGGAGACAAACCTGAAGAAAAAACTCCAGCTGGAATACCATTTGGATAGTAGCCCCAAACTCTTCCCCTAGCTAATCTTTTCTGTAACTCCACAGACCCTATTTGAGTAATATCCCCTAACGCAGGGTTTGCAATCTGACCAATTTGAGTGCCGCTAGTTCGTTGCATTTCTCCATCAATAACTCGGCCCGCAGTATAAACCCCTGCGTCCCCAGAATCCTCATCAGATCCTGCTCCTGGACCTACCCTAAAGAAAGCTTTGGTTACAGTAGGGAACAGTCGGGAAAGCTTGTGCTGCTCCCCCATCTTTCTATATGTACCTTGAGCCCTGAACTTGAACCAGGGATAGTAAGACAAAGTTTCTGTAGTGGGTTTGCCCAACCTGACTAGAACGATGTCATCTACATCATTCTTTATTAACGCCCCTTGAATTTTAGAAAGCTTTTCTAAAATACTAGAGTTAGGGAGTTCTCCGGAAACAACACTATCCACAACCAAAGCGGTTTCTGGGGTTACAATCCAATCTCCAAGTTGAGCATAGATAGCTAAACTTGGATTCTGGTCATTTAGTACGTCAGACCACACATTCCTAGCTGTGAGTAACCCACTAATGTCATCTTCAAAACCTGGAGTTGGGTAATCTTTTCCAAAACCTCTCCAAAACCTAAATTTACCGTCTCGGTCTCCAATAAATTTTCCTGTAATAGTTTCTAAGACTTGCTCAAAACCAATAACTGTATCATTGTAAAACCCTAAGAAGACTCGGGCGGCCCGATCCTTGTCCAGTAAGTTTTTACGTTCTCCTTTTAGCCCAACCCTACCTTGATCCCAATTATCTAAGCCTTCGGCAGAGACGTTGATGGGCCCTCCCACGGGTTGCTTCGCTTGGATTTCAGCCACTGCTTCTTGCGCAGCTTCTCCCAGATAAGAACGTAAAGTCAAGGCCCTAAAGTAAAAAGTATCTGGATTTGCAAAAGTATAAGTTGCTGTTACCTGACTGTCTAACAATCCATTTTGTTCTGAAGGAATTGTGTTATACAGATAATCTGCAGCTACTCTTGGCGTTGCAATAATCCCATCTTGTAAAAAAGGCTGGAGCATTTTCAGCTTGGTGAAAGATGCTAATGCTAACTTCTCCCCAGCGCCCAAAACCTCCTGTACGGGACTTAGTAACTTGACTTGACCATTAGAGGCATCCAAAGAATACTCTACATTAGCTACTAAAGTTCGTCCTGGTCCAAAAGTTGGGTATAAAACCAATTCAAAAGGCTCAGTGTCTAATACTGACCCGCCACCTAAAAATTCTCTAGAGTTTGGTGGGTATATGGGTCTATAAGAAAGCTTAACGGTTGAGGGAACCCTATACTCAGACTGGAATCCCGAAGTTAATGTAATCTTGGTCCTAGACCCATCCTCGTTTAGTTCTGCGGTAGCAATAGTAAACGGACAACCCCCTACTTCTAGAATATGCCCTGGAATTGCAAATTGTGTTAGGTTACCTCGGAAAACTATAGTCTTTTGACCTTTAGTTACCGGGTCAAATGGGAAAATACTAGTATCAATAACGGACATAAACCCTGTAGGAGCTGTAGTAACTACAGGGTAGCCATCTGGATCAACTACTGTGGTAATCGGATTTGCCGAAATAAAAGAGATAACATCGTTTCCAGGAGCCCTACTTCCAACCTCAGTCACTGTAGGTGGAAAAACCCCTACTGACGTGACATCCTCGGCAGAGTAATACTTTAAAGACTTCACATAGAAACACTCTGAACCCAATCTTAATAGCTGCCCTAGCTGAAATTCAAAAACTCGATCTCCCCGTAAACCAAATCTAGATTGATTTGCCGTAATATAAAAAGGTGGTCTGTAAACCGGTTTTTGAGAAGTTTCAAAGGAACGTTCCCCCCCAGTAGTCTCATAAACCGCATAAGTTACAGTTACCGGAAGATAGTCGGCCACAACTTTACTGATAAAAGTTATCCGACCTTGACCATTTAGATCTGACGGATAGTCTACGACATAATCTAAAGACCCAAAATTTTGCATTGTGGGTCCAATATAAACTATGGGCTCTATCGTTTGATCTACAGTGTAAAGGAAGGCACTGTTAAACAAATAAGTGTTTTGCTTTTGCCTGATACTTAGCTCATCCCTAACAAAAACAGGTAGGAATTCAGTAATCTGATCTCCAATTTTCCTACCTTCTAGATTGGCCGCCCAATAAGAAACCTCTACTACGGACCCCGCGGGAAGTGGGTTGTTAGGAGAAAAAGAACCGGAAAGCGGGCTTATCGAAACGTCTTTGCGTTCTTCCGTTATCAGCTGTTCTACAAAATAACACTTTGCCCCAGAATGATTAGTTAAATCATCTTGAGATAGGTTTATCTCTCCGGTATTTGGATCAAGCTCTGCCTGACCTAAAGATAACAACGCTGCCGAAAAGAACTCTTCTACATAAGACACCGTAGCAGAAACATAAGTACTGATTAAACTGGAATTAAATCTCAAAGTACCTTTTGCATAAGCCCCATCTACAGTTAGGTACTCAACCCCTACTGGATTAGCACTAAAAGAAGCTACCCCTACTGGCATAAACTTGGTGGTGCCAATTTTAATTGAGAAAGATCCCGTGGAAAATCTTAAAGATCCAGTATTAGGGACTACCAAAACATTATTAGCTAAGGTACCAAGAGTCGTTTGGGTAAGGGTGGCTAAAATCGCCACATTTCCAGAATTTGCGTGGGCTAACCCAAATCTTAATGCTAAAACCCGACCACTTTTAACGGCACCTTCCACACTAGCTTTTAAAGCAGTGCTTCCGCCAACCGTTCCAGCATAAGACAGAACCTTAACCACAAAAGGTTCTGTCTGCAAATGATTAAACTCTTTGTAATTTTGGTCCGCAACTAAAGCTGGATCATATACTGAATCTGGATACCCAGCATAAAGTTCCCAAGTGATCTTTTGCGTGGAGGTATAAATAAAACTTGGAGATACAACTACGGTTGACCCTGCTGCACTTTGAACAATGTAAGATCCAGTCTCATCTCCAGAAGTTAGTTTAAGCCGACAACCTGCCGTTACAGAACTAAAATCTATGTCGGTATCTGTAAAAGTACCAGAACCTGCAGTTGTTACCCCATTGGCTCCGGAAAAAAGTTTGGCTCCAAAACGTTCTATAAGTACCGCATTTCCAGAGATTCCATCCTGAGGTAAGATGTAATCTATATCTTGAGTCTGAAAACTATTTGCACCGCCATCCTCTGAAATATATAAGCCCCCTCCAATATCTGGGGCCCCTAGCATAGATTCTGGAACGATTCCCAAATGACCCAAAGGAAGGGTAGCTGTTGCCGTTAAAAGCTCTGTTTCTTGTAAGTCTCTCTCCACCCAATCAAACTTATTCTGCCCAAACCTATGTATGATATCAACATAATGTTCTAAAGGTTTGTTTACTATGGTAGTAGTCTCACCTTGAGTAATGGTTGTTGTTAAATTGAAAAAAACCCCATCATCGATTCCGGGAATATCTTGTAGTGGAGGCTGATTCAAAAAAACAAAAGGAAGCCCCCTAACTCCATCAACCAACAGAAAATCTGTTAATCTTTCTTGGCATTGAAAATCAGCAATACCAGAAGCACGATCCAAGTTTACAGGACTACGGTATAACCCTAAAGTAACCCCAGAATCCTGATTCCAATTATCTGCACCGCTAATCGCTAGCCAACCTGGAATAAAACCTAAAGCGGCAGCCCCACTCAGATCCTTAATACCACCAACACCCCAACCAATTTCAACTTGACCCCCCTGCAGCATCACATGCCCATTACTTTCCCTGGCATAACCAGTCCCTGTAATCACCGCGTCAATAGAATCGGCAACTTGAGTAGGGGTGAAATAGGTTGCTGTTGGATTAGCCCCCATCAGAGCTGTAGGAGTCCAAGTATACGAGATTCCATCTATTGCGAAATATAAAGTCTCATCTCCTGTAAATCTGAAAATGTCTCTAACATTGGAGTAGAGCCTTCCTAAAATAGTGTAATAGGCTGGGTTGAAACCTGACTGAAGGAAATAAACACCCAAATCCCCAAACAATTCTTTATCTGCTTTACTTAAAACAACTCTAGACCCAAAATTAGATCTTTCTTTAGCTATGTAAGCAATTCCTTGTGGGATCAGATAATCTGATTCCGGTAAATCAGATTCACTAGTGACCGTTTGAATTATGGGTACAGCTCCAGATCTAGAAAACAAAAACGTGTCACTAATGCCGTCATCGATTTGACGGATGCGACCTATATTAGGATCTCCGGTATTGGCCCCTCCTGGACGGAGAGCTGCCGCTACTCCAGGGTTTGTTGGTAGGGCCCCGGTACCATCTGGGGTGTCCAAAATTCCAGAAACCCCTAAACCTGGAAGAGCTGCATAGTCAGGCACGTAAAGTTCCTGTGATTGCGCAGTACCTGGTGCCCCAGTTTGATCCAATAGCTGAATTGACGCACGGCAAGCTTGTGGGGCACCATTTAAAGCCACCCCGGCATAAATCACATCTTCCCCTAAATAATATTTTGAAAAACCAGAACTTGTAGGATCTGCTTTTGCAGTATCCACAGGACTCAATAATACACGCCCCGTGGACAAAGATATATACACAACCCCCTCTATAGGAAGAGGTGAGCTTTCCAAAAGAGAATCTGTTTCTAGTAAAATAGGAAATAACGGTTTTCTGTTTCCTATTCTTATAAAAGGTCTGTCAGTAGGGCTCGGAATGGGTGCTATAAATAAAGGTTGGTCTCTCGCATCCAAGAGTTTACCGACAACCCCATCAGAGGTTGGGGAAAAACCCTTGAAAACATACCAAATTCCTTTCCCAGCATTTTGCTGTACATAACTAGGATTAAATTGAAGTTTGCCGTTAGTTTGTCCGATTACCGCATTAGAAAGCGGGTCTCTGGAGAAATCAAACACACTTTCCACGTCAGAATCTACAACTACTCGAACTTTATCTACAGGGGTGCTGTGGTGACTCGGATCTGCACCAAGTCTGATCATAGAGTAACCGTCTGGTATAGAAGAATCCCCAGGCAGATACGAGTTTACAGGAAGATTCTTTAACTTAGGGCTAATTTGATAAACGGTATCAAAAAGAAGCGCCCCCAAAGATTGCGGTTTTGATCCCTGATACGGTTCCCATCTTCTAGTTGTACTATTCCACCCAAACCTGGTTTCGTATCTATCGTTTCGGGTCCACCAAAAAAGACCAGTTGCGACAGTGTAGCGCACAACCATAATCTGGTCACCACGTTCTAAAGACAAACCCCCAGCTAACTGAACTAGCTGTGCTGCGGTAAGGGTTACAAAACCTGATTCTGCAATTTGATTTGCGGTTAAAATCGATAAAACTAAATAAGGATTGGTACCAGAACGACCCATACTAATATTATCTGGGTCTACCCAACCATCATCATCATAATCATCTACATCTCCCCGAGCCACTACTAAAGCCTGAATATTGGAAATACTACGATTCCCACTATCTACCACTACTGCACGATCTGCACCATCCAGAAAATACCCCCAATTTGCAGGAAATACGTCTCCTGCAGGAATGACTTCAGGAGTAGCATCTACTACTTGAAGATCCCCAGGAGGGATCGTCCCGGATCCTTCTTCCGACCACCAAGCAGAATTATTGACCAAAGCTAACTGAGAACTGTTAGCCGCCCAGACCAGATATTCTACAGGAGATGTCCCAGGAGCCTCTAGGATAGCTGCTCGATATTGGTCTGCTGCCGCATCCACGAACACAGGGGCATCTGCGAATGTGGTGTAATTTTGGGGCACCGAGCGGACATCTCGAACCACCCCAATCATGGGCTCCCCTGTGTTTAGAGAGTTGCTGGGAGCCAGTAAGGGGCTACGAAGTACCTTTCCCGTAATTTCCATTTACAACACCACCGAAGCTGTAACACCCACTGTAGGAACTGGGGGAACCGTAGGAGTTCCGATCACAGTCCCTATACCTGTACCGCTCAAAAGCAAATTAGCGATTCCAGTCCCCAAACCGACAGAAAGCATCTTCAATGAAGGACCGAAACCCAAAACAGAAAAACTCTGTTGTAAGATACCAATCAAAGTTAAAGAATTAGCTATAACAACCTTGGAAACATCTACCCCAGCTCCAACACTAGGGGACAGCCCCGAATACTGACCGTAAATAGAAAAAGCTTGAGAAACTCCAAGAGTTACTACAATTGCCAGATTAGTAGATACGGGGCCAGCCGCTCCAGCACCAATCAAAGAACTCTGAATGATTGACACAGTAGGAGGAACCGTTAATCTTGTAGTAACAGGAACGACTGCCCCAACTCCAGTAACTCCAGTTGCCAAACCCGAGAGAGCTAGGTTTTGAGGCTGCCCGATAGCCCATGCACAAACACCCGTAGACAAACCTAGTGCAAAAGGTTCAAAATTAGGACCGTTAAAAATAGTCCTGTTAGCCGCCAAAGTTTGATATATAAAGGTCGGGTTAAGCATCATACTCCAATTAGATGACCCTTCGCACCGCAACCCCAAGTTCCGAAGGGTAATCCGGTTAGTGGCTCTAAAGTTCCGGAACACAGTATAGGTCCCATGTCTGTACCGAAAAGAGGACCCCCCAAATAAACCCCTGCTGTCCCACGTACGGTAGCCACGCCCCCAGTAGAAATTAAACTGGCGGCAGCTAAACCTGTCATGGTAGCCACTCCTGCTACCGCAGTCAAGGTTACCGCGCCCGCCGCGGCTGTGCCCGTAATACCCGCGGCACTAAGGTTTAGCTGGCTAGTGGTTGCACGCGCGGTCCAAATACCCAAGGCTGTTTCATAGGTAAGGTTTCCAATCAGAACCGAGGTTTTATGATTCCCTAATAGAAATAAATCTTCTCGATCTCCCATAACAAAGGTAGTTTTCTCACAAACAATACCAGGATATAAAGGAGCAAAAGTAACATCTTTTAAAGGAGCATTCGTAGGTAGTCCGTATTTTGGGCCCCCATAAGACTCCTGTGCTTTTCCATTTACTTGTAGCTGGTAATTTTCTGAACTGATAGTAGCCTTTTTTACACCATCTATAGATACTGAATCGTGACCGACAACACTAACAGTAGAAGCATCTGTTTCTACCGTGCTAGCTTTTAACTGTATTTTTCTACCGCCCTTGATACGAACATTGGTTTTAGCCTCAATATCTACTGCAGGGAGATCCCCCTCATTTCCATTAAATCTTTCAACAGGTGCAGATTGATCCTTCAAAGGCCCCCCACCATAAATACGCACAGGGCCCTCTGCGGCAGTTAGATTCAAGCTAGATTTACTAAGAGTGCCAAATTCCACATGCCCATTCATTAGCATCTGGAATTTACCGCCAACCCCTAATTTCAAACCCCCATGCAAGTAAACCTCTGCAGAATTCTCCTTAGCATTTCCCCCGATAGAAGCTCTGAGTTGTCCTTGTTTATTGACCCCCCAGAAAGTTCCTGCCCCAGAGACCGAAAGAGGGGGAGTCAGACTAAATAAAGAAGCTAGCTGATCCTTCAGTGGAGTAGGGTTTACCCCTAATCCTTCCGGAACCATCATTGCAGGCTCTAATCTTGGAACTGGTTGGTCCCCGTCAAAAATGGTTGCCCGAAGGGGGAGACCATATTCTCGTTTTCCTTTTTGGCTATAGGGATCGTTTCCAACTACGCTACCAAGAACCCACTGCAAGAAAGGCGTGTTGTTGCCTGCCGATTGATTGGCATTTTGCTTAGGCAACCTCTCCGCATCAAAACCATCTGTTTGTTCAGTTACAGGCAGCCTTCCGTCTGAGGTATGTGTCAATTCTATTCGATATTCGGTAAGGGTAGGCTGATCTGAATCCAGAACTGCATTTTTGGTACTTTGGGAAGCAACCCTATAGATAGCTTTCCCCCCATAGATAGCATCTGCTTTCCATCTGTTATCTACAACATAACCAGACTCATCAATAAAACCCCCTCTCCTCAAAAAATTATAAGGATCTATTTCTGGATTGGTTACTATTAACGGTCGGCTCAGATAGCCTTCCTCAGCGGTAGCAGCAACCCGAGCCAAAGCCTCAGCAGGGGTCAGAAAACCTTCTTGAACTCTTGGGTCTGCAGGTAATCCCCGACTATTCAGAGGAACCCCTAAAACGGTTTGCTGGAGGCTGTCCCATTCTTTCCCATCTGAAACCATAGTAGGGGACAAGAAGGTCGCATCACGCTGAACCATCCCAGCATAAATTCGAGTCCCCGCCATAGCATGAAACTGCTGCAAAGATCGAAAAATTGTTGCTTGATCTTGATCACGTAACCGGATTTCATTCCCTCTCCGGTTTGTAAGTAAAACACTTTCATCTAGTACTAGATCTGCACCTTGCGCAGAACTAGCTACGATATTCCCAGGATGCATGTGCCGTAGCTTATGCCGGATCCTATCATGTGCCCCAACCATTTGAGACCGATCCCGAGGAACGTCTAAATCAAATTCATCCAGCTCAAACCCTACTGTGGTAGCCCAATCCCTAGCAGGCCAAATTCCAGGAAGCATCCAACTTAAAATGATAGGGGTTTTAGTCCCCCGACTTTCTTGTCTCAACCAACCAATAATGCAAAAATCTCCCACCATAGGAAGAGACCCTAAAAACTGCCTGTTACCTGCTCCCGGAAAAGTTAAAGGAACCGGAACTCTCTCAAAAGTTTGTGAAGACCCTAACAGAGTTCGTAAAGTTACAAACATCTCTTCATAATTTACATTAACAACTTTAGCAATACCTAAAGTTTGATTTAAATCTGGATTGGTGCGATCTATATCTTGCTTTAGTTTAGCAGGATCAGTTTGCATAGCCCCGACAGACAAACTGGTCAAGGCAGAAACTGGCCGTCGGTTAGTAATGGTATTCATTCAGTCTCACCTAAGTTGTCTACCTGTAGCAATAAAGTTCGTTTTCGTTCTTCTAACTGCCTCGACAATTCCGCAAAAGAATCAGAAGCCCCTTGGAACGCGGGCACTAGAAAACTTCCTTGTTGGTCAGGCATAGAACCTCGCATTGCATCCTGACTGACTTTCCAACTAAGAGATGCTTGTGCCGCACTTGAAATAAGCCACTGTGTGGTCTGATCCAAATTATTAGGAGATTCCACCCTAGGGGTTGCTGCCCCAGGCTGTATAAATTGTACAAAATTTTGCTGACCCGCCACATCCAATAGAATACCCGCTTCTGCGGCTTTACAATTACAGACTGATTTGTTCATAGTAGAAGCCAAATCTCCTAAAGAATAGCCAGCATTTATCAATGGAAGCTTATGTATTCCTTCTTTTCCTTTATCAGAAAACCAGTTAGACAGATTTATTTCTAATACGTTAGGGTCTTTACCAGGCTTGGCTAAATCCAAAGATATAATCTGAGAGTCACTCATATGTTCCCGTAGAGAAGAAAGCATTTTCTTTTCAAGATAGGTATTAGCCTCTGCCCCAGCCAAAGGCATTCTTCTATACCTAACCGGATTAGATCCAGGTACTTCCTGATCTACATAAATTACTTCCTTCTTTATCACTGCCTTTACAACATCTTCCACAGTTTTGCGATCTAGCATAGATAAAGGATCTTGATTATGTAAGGTATCAATTGCTCCATCTGGATCAATATCCACATCCCTACCATATCGAAGAGACCCAACCACCTCATACCCTTGAGCATCCGACACGGGAAACACTACAGTAGAAGTTTCCCCTAAAACTGCTGCTTCTACAGCTTCTTTTTCTTTTACCCCCCGCTTTCCTGAAGAAGTATACGTTGCTGAGATAGCCTCATTAAATGCGGATTGGACTTTATTGAGTTGGGGTTGCTTTAAACCATTACCCCTAGCTCTAGCTAACCACAAATCCCTAGATTTCAAAATCTGTTGCAGTACCGCATCAGCATAGCTTACTGATACAAATTTCCAAAAACTAGGAATTCTACAATTTTGGGCATTTGCAAAAGAAGCTTGGATTCCAGAAGAACCTGAAAACTTATAGGTTGTCCCTATCGGCACAGTTACAGAGAAACTGAAATCTTTTATCTTAACTGAAGTGGGATCAGTTAAAGAACTAAAAGTCGGTACCTTAGTCTGGTTTGCGGAATCTAGAACTTCTTTGGCTACCCCCGCGGCTTGTTGGACATTAGCTGAAGCTTGTGCCATCCACGGACGCATGGCTTCTGAAATGGTAGACGTATTTGAAGGGTTCCCTACTTTAGCTAATGCCGACTGTTCGAACGCATTTTGAAAAGCCGCTCCTAAATCCGATACCTGCACTATGGGTTTAGTATCTGCTTTCTTAGATTTTAATTTTGTCTTTATGGGAATAAAAGACATTTCTTTTATTTCGCTAGTGGGTAGTATTTCCCCATTAGGAAAATCAGGGTTGCTGGTGTAAACCCGAATTCCTCTGGTAGGCTTCATTTTAACTAACTGAGCTTCTGGGGGGTTTGACCCATAGTACATCTGAGGAGTCAGAGTAAACCCATCAACTTCTTGATCTTTGTAAAGTCCTTCTAATAAAGAATCCTCATAATGCAGTTTTGGACCTGAGCCAGTTGTATTGATCGTTAAACTGAGCATCCCTTGTTGATCTGGATTGGGGTGCGAGGCTGAGTAGTATCTATAGCTACCTGGGATTGCCCCATTTGTAAAGATAGCCTTTTTGTTGGATAAAAGATCCAAAATAACCGCGGTTGAGTTAGGGTCCCCCACGTTAGACCCTGGTTGCCGAGTCTTATAGAAACCTGCCCCAGTTCTACGAATAAGCTGCATGAGAAAAGATAATCCATCCGAAGTGTCTGCGGTAAGGGCACTTTCGAAAGCAGCTTCTTCCTGAGTTACCTGAGCCCCCAATTTTTGAATTTGATTTTGCAAATCCAAAATAATTGCGGATTCTGCCTTGATCTGAGCCTCATCCTTCACCTTATCTAACTGTAATCTCACACTTAGGGCTTGCCCAAGCTGTTGGGACAATTCTGTAATCTTTGCTTGGGTTGCATTTCTAGAAGTACCTAAAGCCCCCAATTTCTGACTGTATTTTTCTGCTAAGACTGGAAGAGAGAAAGCATTTGTGGCCCCCTCGGGTTTGGCATCCAAGTAAAACGTAATATCCCGTTGACTATCCGCTGCCATGGTATACGTTGTGCTGGGTTGACCAGACGCATCCGGAATATTTTTCAATACCCCAAACATGACCGCCATACTCAACAAACTTTGCAAAGCTTCTGGGGTATTCAAATTTTCAATATCGTTACCTGCAACCAAAAAGGCTGGGTTTATCTGTGTGGGATCTAACGCCATAACTACATTAGGGAACCCTGCTAACCTAGGTCGGCCAGCTTCATCCAAAACTTCTAGCGGATGTTCTGGTAAAGCGGTGTAATTTAAATGGATCGCCTCAATCCCTGATTTCCCAACTTCTCCAGGAGCATAAAACTTAGCCCGGCGTGCTATTAGCTGTAAGGTAGTAGTGCATTGCCCACCAACACTAAAAGAATGGCTAAACCCAGGGCAGTAATAATAGCAATCTAAATATGGGATATACACGGGATATCCAGGTCTAATTTCTGGTCTGCCTGGAATATTAACCGTAGCTTTCCTGGAGGGCGCGTTTAAAATATCCAAACGGTTTACTGCAGCATAATAAACTGCTTTAGGATCAGTCAGATAGGAAGTTTCAAAATCAGCAGGTCTCCACCCATACTGTGCCACTAACCTGTAATCAATATACTGTCCTTGAACTCCCCATTCATTTTCGATACCAGTTCCCTGGACATTTTCTATAAAAGACCCTTTCCCTGTAATGTAGGTGGCTTGAGGCTCCTGCTCGTCAAAACTGATCGAGATGATGTCAATATCTTCTATACGATAAACTCTACTAGAAGAGGTATCCAAATTATACATGGGGGGCTTGAATACGAAATCCCCGTCAACATCTTGATAAAACTCAAATCCTGTAACCTCACAAACTTTTTGCGCTATGTCTAATTTAGACTCATAGGTGCTTTCAAATAGCTGAACATTTCCTATCTGCTGCACATTGGATGCAAAAGCTTGCATTTCAGGCACGCTAATATCAAAATCACCCGTTTGTTCTGCACCATTCTCTTTCAAGTACAAAAGGGAGTCCAACTTCCGTTTTCTAAACAAACCTAAAGAAACTGCTTGACTTAAAATAGCTGGAACTTGACTTTTTTCCGTCCCAAAACGTTCCCTGAGCAATAAAGTAAACTCATCAGAACTCAGAGTTGACAGGAAAGCCGCCTGAGCTGCATTAAACAACTCCCCGGTTGCCCCGTGCAATCTCAGTTTGGTTTCCCTGGTGTTGAATCTACGCTCCCAGTACTTAGCAGTCAAAGAGTATAGGTCTTCTCCATTCTGACCACTTCTAGCATCCTGATTCGTTTTTTGAGATAGTGCCCAAGCCACCCCATTGGCTGCCCCCACAGTATCATAGTGTAGGGCATAAATAATTTCATAAGGGTGCATTCCTGTGAAGTTATGCCCCAGCAAACTCATCCGGTTCCCTGAGTTGAATGGTCGGAGCCCCAAAAAAGAACCATTAGTAGACATACGATGGTATTGCCAGAAATGCAACATTGAAGAACAGTTTATAGTTGCATGTTGCGTTCCACCGCTATACTGGAAATTAACAGAAGTGACTACCCCATGGAAGGTTGGGTAATAAGGATAAGCTAAAATGTCTTCTATGTCGTAGCCAGACAAACCCAATTGGTCTAATGCAGAAGGGGAGATTTTCAGAGAAGGTTCTGGCGGTCCCTCCAAAGTATCACCCAGAGCTGCCACATTAGATGAAGAAGTTAACGTCATTCCTTCTTCTGGGGTAAAAATCATTGGTTGTGTAGGATTCTGGATTGTTGCTAGGGCTGAGGCTTGTGCACTAGATACAGGGGGGTAGTCATCTCCAGGTTGACCCACTGCAGAACGTTTTAAGTCTGTCCTAGCACGCCCAATTAACCGTGCCCTCGCCTCTGCAGAAGTACCGCTTTCCGTACCGCCTCCTGTCCACCATGCCGCGGCCTCTAAATCTGAAGCCCCCTTTTTTCCTTTTGCCATTCTTTGGTAAGAGTAAGCTGTGGTCCAAATAGCTAATTTTGGGTCCACTAAATCTGCATGAGCCCACCAAATATCCCCAGTACCTTTTGATACTTCCTCATTAAATCTGTTACCCATAATCTGGGTAACACCAAAAGCATCACTTTGGGTTGGACCTACATGTGGTCCTACTGGAGTCGCACTAGATTCCCCTAATACCTGCCCCCAAATCCAAGCAGGATCTACACCTGCTGCTTCTGCTGCCTTTAATGTTATATATCGCATTCTTTCTGTGGAGTAAGAAGCTTTCAAATTTCCCTTTTCTGCAGCCCACAAAGAATCGAGCTGTTTCCGGTAAGGACCATAGCCTGAAGCTTTTTCTTGCCCTAAAACTTTTTGTAGATAATTGCCATCTGCATTAGGGCTCCTGACGGTTTCGGGTTCTTGGGCACTAATTTCAAAAGATTCTTCGAACGTAGGTGCTACTGCTTCCCCAACAGGGAAACTGTCTGAAGTTTTTATATTTGCATCAATCGTAGGGTCGTCTAAATTAGAGTACAAACCCGACACTGGAAAATAACCACGCTCATAAATATGTACTTCTAACCCAGGTCGTAAGATGTACCTAGCATCCCTAGCAAAAGAATCTAAATGGTGTACTGGAATCGATAAAGAAAAGGTTGCAGAAGAAGCTCCTGCATCGGTACCCGCATCTACAGAAACATCTGTAACGAACTGTTGAAAATTAATCCTGCTGTTACATCTTGGGCATCCAGGAAGAGTAACGTCTCCATTAATGTAAACAAGACAATCTGGAGCATACTGGATCAGTTTTTTCTGACCCATCTTCCAGCTACCAATATAAGGTCTAGTTTCTAGGCTCATCTAGTTAGTCCAAAAGGTCTAATAGACCTCAGATCTGCAGGGTCTACGGCTCTTCTACCTGCATTTTGTTCTGGCACTATCTGAAATCCAGCACTCCCTCTGCGATCCCCACCTAAAGTATCTACCGAAGGTGTTGTGTATCCTGGTGCAAACGGACTCACAGCATTTGCGGGAACTAGACTTTGAAAGGCATCCCCTACTCCTACAGGTCTTCCCTGAATTGAAACCCCATTCTCACCAACAGAGACTTCAGGTTGGTTATAGGACTGATTTACTATCCCAGCATACCTTGGGTCACTCAAAGAAGGGATAGGAGATTTCATTGGCTGTACCACATAGGTTGTCTGTGCCGTGTCTATTATCTGGGAAGCTACGAACTCCATTGAAAATTCAATGCCTCCATTTTGAGTGCTTTCATCGTAGGCGTAGGTAAAGGAATTCATATTTCCATAATACACCCATTGATCGTACCTAATTGATAAAGCCCCAACAAAATGATGAGCATTAGACTTTCCAACAGTATCATAAATATATCCATTGTTTTTATAGAAATGGAAGGCGTTCATCAAATTCTGCCACGCTATAGAATCTCGTTTGCTGGCAAAACTAACCCCACGAGCCCCTGATATAAAAGCCCCACATTTTGCAGTTATACTTAATGTAGACTGTTCTTCTCCCCAAGCTTGAAAGATATACCCATTTCGGCTCCGGTCACTAAATTGCTGAACTTTTGTTCTGGTTATAGACAAGCTGCTTGGGTTAATTAATAAAACTAAAGGAGGGGCGTTCATAATAGCAGAAAGTTGTTGTGCTATATCTAAAGCAGTATGTATATCTGCAATAGCAGGTTGACCCAACTTAGACCCTTTTGGGTCTACTAAAGTCATATCATTACTGTAGTAAGTTGCAGGTCCGGAACTATTTTGTGAAACTGTTTGCTGCATCGCCGCTGCAGTATAATTTAGCCCGGTTATCCCAGATTGAGAGATCGCTTTTCTGGAAGCCGCGTACTTATCTGGATTGCTCGCAGAATTTGTATATAAACCCACACTAATCTGAGACTTTTGTCTACTTTGACTTAAAAATCCTCCATCTTCTCCAAAAACTAAAGGAGGTTCTATCTGAAGCATAAAAGGGGAAAGATTCCTAAGAAGAGCCTTTGACTGCTCTACTTGGGGAGTTATACTAGGCTCATAGTTAATAGATAGTTCTGATCCAGTCCTAATTCCTTGATATGCTATAGGCTGGGGGGGAGAAACCACAGATTGCTGCATCATGGTATCTCTGTCTTGACTGTATTTACTAGCATTAGCAATTGTCGAAAAACTACCAGTCTGAGAGTCTACCAGGGAGTATGTCTGTAATGTTTCTAACGTTACCTTCCCTGAGGATGGAGCAGCTACAGACATCACCTACCTCCAAAAATATCATAAGCAGCACTAACACTCCCCCTTCCTGCGGAAATAGGGGACAACCCAGAACGAAATCTTTGAAGCTCTTGGTCTATCAAAAAACTAGCAGTTAAGTTAAACAGATACGGTTTTTCAGCATCTTCAACTACATTGAAATTACCGAACCAACCTAAATAGACACCCCCATCAAAAGTAATCTTGACAATCCCTTGAAAAGCAATCTGGCCATTTATATCGAAAACACTTCCATTATTATAAAACAACGCTAATAGGTCTAAGTATTTATCATAAGCTATAGTTTCTCGTCTAGTGCCACCGGCATCATAAGCCCCAGGACCTCCTGTTATGTTAGACAGCCCTGAAAAAAGCCTTACAAAACCCCCGGTGACCATAGAGAAATCTATGCTCCTAACACCTTCCCCCCAATGTTGTTCAACATAACCCCCCTTAGTCTGAATCCGTTCGATGACCTTAGACATGTTTATAGTCATTGACTGCGGGTTTACATGAAGAACCATCTTTAAATCATCAGGTAGAATACTTGTTTCATGATCCGGAGCCAAAATGTCAAAGACTACAGGTTTTATACCTTTATTGATGTCAAACTCATCATTAGGAGATTGAAATGCGGATTTGATCATCGGGATAGTCTTTCCCATAGATTACCTCAGCATTCCAGCTCGTTGAGCTTTTGTGATTGTGGATAAAATTCCGGGACCGTCATTATACATATGGTAGACGTTTACGGATCCTCCCCCTGCTCGGCCAGCCGCGGCTGAAACTGCACCTCCGGTTTTGGCACCTACCATTACATCCCCAGGATCTATTCTTTGAACCTGCATGCTACCATTACCACCTACACGCATCAAGAAATCGTCCGCGGGGGCAGCTCCCGCACCCAATACCTTTTGCTCAAATAATGTGGGCATAAGTTGAGATTTGACTTCCTCTAAAACTTCTCCCGTGCCCGTAGCCTTAGCCACTCCTGTAAGAATCTTACCTGATAAGCCCGTGCTACTCATGATGTCCAGGGCAGCTTCCTCGGATTCTTTTTGAATGTCCTGAATTTTACCAGCACCTAGTTTGGACTTAGAACCAATATGCATTAATTGAGTAGCTCTGGTTTTTGCCCCCTCTATCCAAGATTCCGGAGAGGCTGTATCAGAAACAGAAAGATCCCGATTATAAACCTCTCCCGCTTTTTCCAAAACTTTTAATTTTTGCTCCATGCTTTGGATTTCTTCAGGAGATCCCCCAGCACGTTTTTTATCAAGCAATTCTGATCTTGCTACGCTAATATTTTCTTTTAGTATCTGCAACCCTTTTGTGCTAGCTTGCCGCTCTTCTCTGTTCAAACCCCCAAGAGACAAGGTAGCCCTAATATCCTGAACGGCATCGTTAATTTCTTTCAGTAGAGCTTCAACCCCTTGTTCTAAAATCTTGGTCATTTCTGTAGTGTTTTCTGCTACGGTTTTTGCAAGATCTAGATCAGTCTTTACCTTTTCTGGTAAAGCCTTATCTGCAATCGCCAACCCTAATTCAGTAAGATTTTCCCCAACCAAAGCCCCTTTTGTAAAAGATCCTTCTTTTCCCACCAAAGCCTTATATAATTTACGATCCTCTCCTATCATGATCCCGTACTTATCCTGTAAAACCTCATTTAATGTTTTAATTGCCTCGGGGCCTTCTTGTCTAGCTTCACCAACCTGTACTAAAATCCCTTCCAAAAGACCCGCCAAAGTTTGGTACTGTCCGATTTCTTCTGGGGACAGCCCTAAGTTTTCAGCCCCGATGAGCCGGGCAAAGTCTGTTGGGCTGATATCCCCCACAGTTTTCCCTAAAGGAAGTTGAGTTTCAGATAATCTGGTAAGGGCGGTAGCCATAGGTCCGAAAGCCTGCATTGAAGCCTGTAGCCCCCCAACACCACCTGCTCTAATTTGGGAAATAGTCCAAAGCTGCTTAGCTGCCCCTTGTAGGTTTGTCCCAGCTTGACTTAATACCTGCTGAGTAGCCCCCATCTGAGCTACCCCCATCCGGAAAAACCGATCAATCAAAGCCTGAGACCCCATACCTTTTGTGATTCCTCGTTTCCCAAGGGATTTCCACAAAGATCCGGCCTTATCAGGCTGGTCTTCCGTAAATTTCATTAACTTAGACATAAATTCCGATGCTTGCCGATTTGCCTCCATATTGCCTATGCGTAATCCTTCACCTTTCCCACTCCCCGCGCCCAACAATAAACTCTTCTTCACCCGTTCTGCAGTACCCATTCCCCCAAAACCCTTGGTCAACGAGGAAACGAATGCCTCAGCTTGCTTCGGATTCATAACTCTGCCCAAGGAAGTCATCAGGTTAGCAGCTTCCTCCAACCTGACGTTATACATGGTCATCCCACTAGTTGCCTGTAGCAACATAGAAAAAAACCGTTTAGTGCCAAAACCGGACTCCTTAGCTACTTCAGAAAGTGCACTGAATTTGTCAGTTACAGCCGAAAGGGTCATCCCCAACTCTTCCATGTAGGAACCCATAGCAGAAGAGATCTCAGAAGTAGACATCCCTAATAATTTAGAATAAGTTAACACAGAGCTTAAAGACTCTTTTAACCTGTCACTTCTTTCTGCTGCTGAGGTAGAGCCTGCTACCATTTCATCGAAAGAAACCCCTGCATCACTAAGAGAATTCAATATTGGGATTAGATCTTTTGAAGTAGTTCCCCACAATCTATTAAAATCTAAATTGGTAGCAACAGACTGAATGTCGTCTAAACTTGTCGCTAAATCTACCGCCTTTGAGTGGAGATCTAAAGCAGCAGTGCCCCCTTCTAAAATAGTTCGATTCAATTCTTTAAATTGAGCATCTGCATCAATTATGATTTTAGCTAAGGCTGCAAAGCCAACTGCCAAACCCCCTACTGCTGTAATAACAGGTCCTAACTTAGTTAGCATTCCCCCCATGCTGCCCATTATTTTCCCAAGCCCTCCTGTACTAGATTGGGCTTGCATTATAGTTCCTATTTTCCCAACTCCTCCCCCGCCACCCTTAATTAGTTCCGCAAGACTTCCAAAATCCTTAGAGGTTGCCTTTTGGTAAATTCCATGAACGCCTTGCCCAAAAGCTTCTCCCGCACCTCCCACAGCTCCAGCTCTTTGAACAAAACCTCTTGGCCCGCGGCCCCAACCTAGAGTTTCTCTTGCCTTTTCTCGTATCTTTAGAGTTTTTAATTGTTCGGATCTTTCTTTCTTAACGGCATTCAAACGATCCCGAGTTTCTTTTTGTAAAGCACGAGCTTTGAACAACTCTTCATCTCTCAACCCTTTTTTCATAACCGCTACAGAAGCTTCCGCGGCTTCAACCCAGGCTTTTTCCAAAGCTTGCCCGGTTCTGACAAACTCTTGTCTCATATATTTAAAATCTGCAGCCTTAAACCCAGTTTTCAAAGCAGTCCTCATCCCTGCGGTCATTTCTCTTGTCAGACCGGTACGCATCTTAAGATACTGCTTTGCTAAACCAGCTTCCTCGATTTCGGGTCGCACACTTAACCGAAGAATTTGGTCACTAGGTTTTACTGCCATAACTACCTCTTCTGATTAGTAAACACCACATTTCTTTGAGAAACTTGCTCTGTCAAATCCAAAGGTTGCCTAATATCAAGTTTCCCATCGTCGGCTGCGGCGAGGGCTCCCGAATCGATACCTCCCTCTCTTAAGTAAGTGTTATAGTATTTCTGTTGATACAACTCCGACTCATCTGAAACTTGTCGTACTCCTGGAGCCATTTTTCGATCTTTAAGTATTTGTGCCAGCTGTTCCGGAGTATAGCCCACCAAATTAATAGGTCGATCACTATCTTCTTCCTGATGAGCCCGAACCCAAGCAGCCCTACGGGCACGATCCTGTTGTTCTTGCTCATAACGTTCTGTCAAATCTCGCTTATATTCGAAAACAATCTTATCATGCCAATCTTCTTGACCTGTAACCCAACGAAACATTTCATCTGCTAGCTCGTCTGCACTCTTACTAGCTGTTATAAGCACGGGCTTATCTTCAGAGTTCTTTTCTGGAGAAATAACCCCCATGCGCACATAATAAAACTTATCCAAAGACGCCTGCCTACGTTCAACTTCCGTTTGACGCATAGACCGATCTCGCTCATCTATTTTTTTAACCCCTTTGGGTGCCTGCGCAGAAGCTACAAGTTTAAACCCTTCCCATTGATTGGACTCCTGAAGTCTAAGATCCTCGGTCTCATTAAAAAATGTCCAAATTCTCTGTACGTTATTGGACCCAATTCTCTCAACCCCAGGGATACCTGAGTGGGAGCCATAAAAATGCCCACCAAAAGTTTTCCATCTATATCTGGACATATTCTCATAGCAATAAGTCTCTACTGCTTCCAAAGCTTTAGATTGTCTTTCATACAAACCCATTGCCAACTCAAACAAAATATCCTTGGCTGTTGCAGGGAGGGTTTTTACCATCCTGGCAAGCCGAGGGGTCACATTAGGCTCATCTAAAATATTGTAGCCGTCAAGCAGCCAAATAGAGGAAGCTATTGTCCAGACTTTCCATTCATATGCAGTATCTGAAACAATCCTGGAACGAAGTAAAAAACTATCCCCAGGTCCCAAGCTCCTAAGAGCCAAGGACACCCCGTTTACAGAAAAAGAAATTGAAAGGAACCCAGTATTGATTAACGTTTCAACGTCTTCATAAAACCGATGACGTTGCTCTGGAGAAGTTTTGGGTAATACTTGTCCCATTTCACTCTCACAGTGGCTTTCTGAAATTAGGGTTCCTGGAATTTCTATCTGCTACTTGATCTATGACTACTCTCCTTCCCCCAGGCTGTTGTGGTTTTGGGGCTTCAACCTCTTGGGGCGGCAGAATATAACGCCGTACATCCCCCACAGAGGCTTCCTCAACTGCCATTTTTAAAGGATTCATCAAAGATTCTTCTGTTTCTAAAGCATCTATATGAGGAGGTCTTCTGCCGCTAACTTTTGGCGCCGGTTTAACTGCAGATATTTTCCTAGCCTCTAATAACCTTCTATTCTCTGCTTCTATTGCTCGCTGCATATTGTCCGAATCATCAAAATCCACAAAACTATCAGGTTCTTCCTCGGAAGCAGTTACCATAGGAGGTTTAGTAACCTCCGGTACGGGAATCATTGTGGGTCTAGGAGCCTCTGGTAGCCTACGTTCTGGTAAGCTTGGGGCTGAGGTCACCTGCGGTATGATCGGCTGCCTGGGAACCGATTTAGCAGGCTTGGCTTTTGTTATATATTCATCTACAGCTTCCTGATGTTGCTGTTTTTCAGTTTCATCAGACTTCGCCACTTCTTGGACCATTTGTGAAAAATAACTTGTTTGACTCTTCGTCTGATTTTCCAGCTCTTTCTTTAACTGATCAATCCTTTTCTCAAGTCTTTCAATTTCAGTTTTTACATCAATAGGGTTGTATTTAAACGAAGCTTCAGCCTGCTGCTCTACTCGGATTCCTAGATCCGAGTAAGCTCGAACCAAACATGTCCTGATAGAAGAGGTCCATTTAGAAACCAGTTTTCGTAATGCCAAATACTTAGGTTCCTTAATTGGAACCCCAGTATCTAGCTTATCCCCTGTTTCTACAAAAGAAACAGCCCGTAAATCAAAATCCCCCACCGCAACTACTGCATAAGACAACATTGCCAATTTCATTCTGTCAATATATTCAGTCGGGTTTCCAGTGCCATCATCATCTAATGCCTGATTAGCATATCGTTGGACTTCGGCTTCTTCTTCTGGAGTCATTACCCTCAAAGTAACAGAAAGGTCACCTAGGTAAACTGTGGTTTCGCCTTGTCCAATTTGTTCTATGGGAGCGAGAGCTTTTTCAAGTACGTCGAAAGAAATCTGCATGTGCTGTCTCCTGTTTGGACGGAGGCAGCTAATTCAACAAGAATAGCTCAAGTGGGTAGTTCTTTTTTACAGTTTGTTAGTCTAACCACCCACAAGGGGGGCAACAGCTCAAAAAATTTGTCTGTCTGTTGTCCGTGGCTATTCTCGCCAACCGGCCGCCTTATTGTTATATTTTACCACAAGGAACTTATCCTTGGGATCACACTGCTACAACAACACCCTGCTGAGCCTGAATAGACTGCGCCCCGCCAATGCCTCTACCCGCCTGAGCGATCTGATAACCCTGATCCGCAAAACGAATAGAACCCAGCTGACCAATAGTAGGATCGTTACCGGTAGCTAAAAACTCCCCATATACTGAAGAGAAGTCATGGATATCCGAAATAGTCATAGTTCCGTTTTCAGTGATAAAACCCTGATCCTTGGTGTAGGTAGTGTTCCAATCATTGAACCAACAGGCTTCATAGATAGTAATGATGGCGCTATGACCTCGGTTTCCTGCATCCCCACCTGGCTTCCCTGAAAAATCATTAGTTACTTGAGGATACTGAATAGCCTTTAGCCCACCATCAAACTGACCAGAAGTACCAGACTTACCTACGTTAGCAGCACCTAAATCTATATCAGCTAAAGTAGAGAAAACAATCTGCTGCTCTAAGTCAAAAGGCCACTTGTGATGAGCTAACGATCGTACTGGTCCACTAACCCCAGAAGCATATCCCGTTGCCTGCCAGATATTACATAAATATAACAACGCCCGTTCAAAAGACGCGGTAGCTGGATCGGTAGGACCAGGCACCAATTCTGCAATCTGATCCCCAAAACCAATCCCTCTAATGTTGTCAATAGTTCTAGACATACTGGGGTTGAAGGTACTAACCACACCCATTCTGTGCATTGCCTGGGTGTTCCCATAATGTGGAGTCAGTAGGTGTACCTTCTGACTTACCGCAGTTTTTGTGTTCGGTGAAGTACCGAAATCATATATGTAGGAAGTACCTCCTACACCACTTTGGGGATTCAGGTCCGTATTTGGCATCGTTATATTCCTCCACCTGCTTTCAGGGGAACTCCAATTTGCCCTGGCAAGGGCCTCTACTACAAAGGCAGATGATAAGAGATTTATTGAGAAGGTGGGTATGGTTATTTTGTGTTTGGAAAATAAAGGATATTGACATGCTAGAAAAATTTGAAAAAGGTTTCTTAAAGATAATACAAAACGAACAGGATCTAGCTGCCCTATTCCAAATAAAAGGTGAACTAGATTTTTGTTACGAACAACTACAACAAAAACTAGAACAAGAAATAAAAGAAGCCCAAAAAGTTGTGGTGGTTTCGGAAAAATTAAAAGAAATAAGAAAAATTCAGGAATCTAAAGAAAACCATCAGATGCCCCCTATTGCTGGGATTGCCCCAATAACAGGATCAGTATTATCTGACTTATTTACTCTGATTGAAAGAAATGATGCAAGCGTATCAGCTCTTATCCTAAATGCTAGGGATTATGCAGATTTTAGGAAATTTAGTAGAGATGTTATGGATCTCGAAAGCAACGCAATTCTTTTAAAGAATGGCATTAGGGCAACCCTTTGGGGAGCCTTTGTTATTGTTGACAAAAAACAACCTTCTGGAAAAGTTCTTGCACTCTCTGATTCTTATGCTGGGGTTTCGTATTCTGCCGAACTTTTAATACCAGAAAGAATTAATCCAAGTAATATTTCTGAACCCCTCGAAAAAGTTAATGGTGTGGACAATTCCCCTGAATCCCTCGAAAAGGTCTCATCAGTAGGACTTAGCACTAACGTTAGTCAAGATCCAAGTTTATGGGTAAAAAACGGCTGCTGCCCTAAATGCGGAGAATCTGGAAAATTGGACTCAGGTGGAGGAGCTACTTGTTCAACACACGGTTTCTATCAAATGCAAATCATGTAAACAACCTCCCTTAAAAATAAATCAAAATTTCCGGCTTAGTTTCCTTTCGCATCGAGTTGCCTTCTCAGGAGGTAACAAGATGACTAGATATGCGTTCCTGTTTTTGGTTCTTTCGGTTCTGGGCGGCTGCATCAAGGCAAATCCAGAATTCAATCCCGATAAGTATATCGATGAATACATGAACGAAAAGGGTGTCGTCACCCAGAAGGACCTTTCTGGAGAAGGTACCATTCAAGCGGTATCTGACTACCTGGACGGGAAGGGCATCCTGACCAGGAAAGATCTGACTGAATATGCCACCAAGAACGATCTGGAAGATTACGTTTCCCAGAGAGATCTGGATTCTAGGGGGTTCCTCACCCAGGCAGATATCACTAATGATGGGGTCGTGATCGTCCCCAACGCCTTCCAAGCTGGCACCAGGCTGCAATCCAAATCTGGGCGTACCGACGATGGTGCCCGAATGTTTCTCGGCTGGTATGATCGAACCTTGGAAGTTGACTGCGATTTCGTCAACACTACTGAGGGTTCTAGGTGCCTTCCCCTCAATGACCGACCCTCAAACACCACCCCCGGAAACACTAAGTTTCCGGAAGTTATCCAAATGTTTTATTTTTCAGATAGAGATTGCAACCTGCCAATCTTTCAATACAAGGATTTGACCGTTCCAGCCCCTGGAATCCTTCAGGATACCTCCCTGTATGGTTTCTCTTGGGGTAATGCCCGACTGCAGATCGAGAAGGCATACAAGCTGGAAGATTGTGACGGGGCTACGATTCTCTTTGAAAAAAAGGACTCCTATTGCGTAATTGTCTCTGTTGAATGTGACCCTAGGGTGTATAAGATTGGACGGCCAGTGCCACTTTCGGACTTTGTGGGTATGTCAGTAGTTCTGGAAACCGCGACAGAATAGCCTATCGTAACCTCTGCATAGGTGGGACAGAGATACCAAACCCAGCTCCCCTTAGATATTCCGTCATGTTGTACAGCTGTTCCGGGGTTCTAGCACCTCCTTCCCTATAAAAATCTGTAAACACTACCAAAGCCCCGACTCTTCCTGTAGGAAGAACCCGATGCCCATCTTGCACGCTCTCAGCTAAATCCCGAGCTTCAGCAGACATCCCATGCAAAGCAGTTCTCCAGGCTTCCCCAATCTCTAAATCCGCTTTCATGATGGCTTTGCTGACCAATGTAGTATGGTTTGTGTTAAAACCCAATGGAACTAAAGTCCAAAAAGTCACCGCATTTTTATCAACATAAGCATAGACTTTAGCTTCTGCGGTTTTCTCAACAAAAGAACCCCATTTATTTTCCAACTCAGACATAATTACTACTCCTTGGCTTCCCCAAACAAATAACCTGCTCTCTTTAACCCGTCATATACTGCTTTCAATAACAAAGCCTTGTTTCTCGGTTTCAAATGCGGGGACGCTAACCCCCAAGTAGTGGATAAGGCTAACACAATATCCATAAGTTTTTGATTAGGATTTGGGCTCTTAGCAGCATTAGTACGGATGGCTTCCTTAGAAGCCATGTTTACTGCTTCATCTACTAAATTCTGCATAAAAGCCCGCAGCTCACCGGGATCATTCAAATAGGGACCCCAAGCCGTTTCTCCTTCCTCTTTCACTTTGGAAGGAGAATAGCCTGGTTGTCTTTTAGATACATCTGCAATATGGGTTAACTCATGTATCAATAAACTATAGATTCCGTAAGGAATACAAGTCTCATACCTACAAGACCATAAAGGTTGTAACCTCTCATGTTTTTGTATTTCTTTAGGAGTCATTGCCCCATTCAAAAAAATTTCTACTTCCGTACCGTTGGCCCGACCACCTAAACAGGCAGTATAGGCAACTTTGGATTTCTGAGAGCTTATTATAACAGTGACTGAAACACTACCGCGATCATCTGAATCAGCTATGTCAATCTGAGTAACCGCGATTCTTTTAACTGCATCAATAGGTTCCTCTTGTTGAGGGTGCCTTTTAGCCCAACGTTCTATTTGGGGCATTATTAAATTCTGTACCTGGGATTGGATATCTTTCTTATCCAGCCAAATAGGTCTAGCTGCCTGTTTTAATACCGGTCCCCAATAGTAACTAAGGTCTTTCATCAATGACCATACATAGTGTTTGTTTGATACATGGCTTTTCCATCCCAAGGATGCGCCCAAGCATAACTATTGATTTTTAGATTTACAGAATCCCCACTCTTTTGTGGAATCTTCTTTAAAACAGGTTCCCCACTTTCAAATCTCCCAGGTAGTGGAGTTACATAATCTGAAGGCCCACCCCCGCTACGGGTATTTTTCTGTAGTTTCCGGATCTCTATGGACTTGCCCACAATCCGAATCACTTGATAAAAGTCTATATTAGTCTGATCATAACCCCAGGAACTATAGAAAATGTCCCCTTCTTTTATATTGTGTGCAAATTCTTTCTGCTCTTGCTTCCCTTTAAACATTTCCTTCCGGGTTTTAATCAGATCTTCCAGCATCCTATCTCGGAAATTTTCACTAGAATAGGCACTATTAATAATAGGCTTACTCTGCCTGCCCACAAAGGCTAGCAAGGTGTAATAAGCTTTGCCACCCCGTTCAACTGTCTTTTTTAAAGCGGTAATGTCTGTACCAGGAGGATTGATTATGTTTTTTCTCTCATCTGGGGCAATATACATATCAGCAGCTGCCGCGAACTTACCCCAAGAAGTGTCTAGGTCCTCTAACATACTATCAAATGCATCTTTATCGTACGCTAGTTTTCCCCAAAAGTTAGTCAAGGTGGGCATTTTTTATCCTTACCTCACAGACCAGAGATCTGAATCGACTGCTTCCCAAGGAGGTTTCCCATCTGGAGATTTTTGAACATCAACAGGATAGTTTCCTTTTCTCTCTAATTCTTGGGCATGTCGTTTTGCTTCTTCCCAAGAGAGATTTTCTTTGTGCCTGAAAGAAGAAGGCACATCCCCCTCCAATCGATAAACCATCTTTGCTGCCTGTCTGATAATAGGCACCAAATATTGACGTAGTTCTGGGTTTTCTTTAGCTAGTTTCACAACCGCGTCTTTTAACTGAGCAGACTTTCCAGGAGCTTTCACGGCAGCAGCCGACGCCTTCTTGCCTTGGGATAAAGGCTTCTTCCCTTCTTGTTTCTTTCGATCTAAATATTCCTGATAAGAAGGAGAGGCGGTCTTCTGAGTCTTATTTGCATTCAAAAGGGTTGCATCAAAACGATCAAGAATAACCTTGCCAAACTTTGCCCAAAATGCATTAGGACCCAAATCCCATAACGGATAAGGCATGGACATACGATCTACTAGAGAAACCTGCTTCCCCGCGTATTGCAGCACTACTGAAAACTCAGGTTTGCTTTCCCCTGGACCAAAATCAAAAGAAAACATCACCCAACCAGTAGGAGCAAAACCCCAACGCTCTACACGCCACGGTTCTAACTCAAAATCTACTCGGGCGGCGGCATGCGTGGTGCTGTCCTTGGCAGGAGGATCAATGTTAAGGGACGCAAACTCCCCCTGGTTCTTCGCAGCAAAACCCTTGGCGCAACCTATGGCTAAGGATCTAAAAGCTAGCCCAAGCCCAGCATTGATGGAATTTGCCTGTGCAGAAGCCGCCATACGACCGAAATCGTCATCTTGCTTATTGTGTTGGAACTCTTTCCATTCCTTATCAGCTTCTTTCCCAACCATCATAGTTTTGGTATTTGGAAAATATAAAACCCGATCTCCCCTCTTTACAAGAGTTCCATCTGAGGCTACCCCAGGAAATTTAGCGTCCATCCAAAAAGAATCTTGTTTACGTCTTACAGGCATTTATAAACCCCTATGAAACAACAGTCTACAAAATGATATGTATAGGAAGGCTAACGACTTGGGTATTGTTTTCAACTTGGAGGATAGTTATGTTGACGACCGCCGCAACGAAAATGAGTGACGCTTTTTACGAAATAGAAAAACAGGAAATCCGAGTAGATACTGTCAAAATGTCTGTAGAAAACTTAGCTTTTCTGACACAGGAATATACAAACTTACTTACTACTGATGGGATCTACCAATTATGGGGAGCTAGGATTTACACAGAACCTAGAGAAAATATTCTTGTAGGGAATTACTAGGCACTTTGTCTTTGATTATTGGGAGGATTTCTTTTTGAAAGTTTATTTTAGAGATTTTTTGATAACGAAGGGGGTTTTTATTCACCAAAGCAGAGATTTCATTTCTGGCATCTCGCAAAGATTCCGCAAGAGACCTAACTTCGTCATATTTTGAAAAAGTTAAGTTATTAGAGCAGAAACTACTGCTGTAGTAAGAATCCTTCAACATCATTCCACACTACCAAATTTAATAGATTTCCCAAATGCCCTCTAGGTCTCCTGGAGTTACCTTGATAGAATCTGTCGGGATTGTCCGATCCTGCATTTCCCCAATCATATAAAAAGCTGTTACTGGCCCTGGCATTCCTGTGTCAGGATTATATGGTAATACTGAATAACTGGGGGGACTCGGGTAAATTACCCAAGGTGGGATACCGGCATCCTTTTTTTCAAAATAAGCAATCACAATATGCTTGACCATCTCCTCTAAAGAGATGCCTAACTCCTCCGCACGATCTTCCAAAAGCTTCATAATTTTCTTTGAAAATTTAATGGTCATTTTTCCCTCCGAACAGATCATACCCTATCACCAAGGAAACCAATCCCCTTCTGTGGACTCTTTTAAAGGTTCTGGACAAGAAGATTTTACTAGTTTTCCTGTTTTTGCTAAAAATAAACCCCCGGGCTGAATCTCCAAAAACCCTAACTCTACTAGCCTACCTTGAAGATATGCCTTGTCTGTATAGGGCTCATCCTCTAAAACTTCTAAGAATTGTAAATCCGAAGTTGCTAGTACCAACTCTTTCTTTATCCGATCCCGTTCCCGTAAAGCTTCATAAACAGGTAGATAACTCCAGTTTTTCATAAAAGCGTTAGGAAAGGTGTAGTGAAAAGAGCCCTGAAATTCCGTTACTAACCCAATACTTTCAAAGTAACCATCATAACGAAAACGATGTCCTGACTTTGGATTAACAAACTTCCAAGAACGCCACTCTTCCTTATAGGGCAAACCTAAAATTTCAGATATCACATTTAAACATTTTTTCTGTGAGATGTTACTATGTGCCCAAACCAACCCCAACTCCCTACACTTTTTCTTTATAGTGACATTCGTCAACCCTAATCCGTCTACAGCTTTAGCAATGCTAACCTTCCCATTCTTTAATTTAAAAGGTTCAAAATCCTTAGCACAGAATTTAAGAGTTCTATCAGAAACTGCTTTCTTTATATACTTATCAGTAGCTCTCAACCCCAAACTGTCCATATGACGTTTTAAGGTGGGATCTGCACATCCTATCGCATCTCTCATCTTCCAATGATCAACAGTGCCATCTGTTTCCAAATATGGTGCGAAATCCTCTAACGTAAGCCCCAATAGCTTTGCTTCTCTAATCTTTTGCCCAAACTCGGCTGATCTAGGAACTCCCCGGATAGCAGTTTTATCCCTAATAGCACTATTTAGGGCAACTACTATTGCCTTTGGGTAATCCGTTCGATATGTAGGATGATTGTGCTGTAGATGACTTACTAAACTCTCTGCTCGATACCCACAAACTAGACAGGTTACATAATCCTCTGGCTCTTTCAAAGACTCCCAGCCTAAAAGAATTTTCTTTTCCTGTAGGACCTTTTCTTTCTCCCTACAATCTTTACATCTCAAGTTATGCATAGAAGCCAAAAACTTTGAACCAACCCAGGTTATCCCACAATCAATACAAACAATGTCCTTAGTTTCTCCTTTTCCGTAATCAACTCGATCCTGGGCTGCCTTGGACATAGATTGAGATGTTTTTTTAGATCTTATAAGAACCTCAGACCCGTATTTCACTCGATACTGATCTGCAGTTATTTGATGTAAGCTTTTTAAATGTCCGGCTAAACTCTTTGTCCTAGCCCCACATACTAAACAAGTTACATAATCCTCACCTTCTTCTTTAGACCCCCAAAAAGCAGCTTGCTTGTTTTCCTCATACTGAATATGTTCCAAATCATTTGCTTTTTTCCTGTGTACAAAATGAAAACTAAGCCCCTTCTCCCCTGCTACAAGCATCCCACAAACAGGACAAGCTCTGTCACAACGACAATTCTCACAAATAAAGTTTTCTTTATCTATTTGCACTGCTGCAATTAGTTTCATCGTTATGGGATTATGGCATACAGAACAAGGGACTTCTTCAGTTTTCCAAACTTTGTCTACGTGCTCCCTACAAAAGTTTGCTGCGGACTCTGCCTGAAGACGTCTCCCACGTTCAACATAGGCTTCTTCTCCAAAAGCTTTTTTCCAAATCTCCCTTAACGTATTTGGGCTAACCCGCATCCGTGCCGAAACACTCTTACAAGATTCCTCTGTGTGGAAGAGAGCTAAGAGTTCCTCGTTACTAGGTTTGTTTTTGATTTTTGGCATAAGATACTCCCGAAGTCGGAACCCATTATAGTTCCGACTTCGGGAATTGTCAAGGTATTTTATGCGGAGGAGAGTAAAATCGAGCGCAAATGCCCTATTTTACTGGCTTACAGGGAGGACCGAAGGTGGAATTGGGCTAATATGTATAACAAAGAGAAGATAGGTGCGTAATAAGCCGATATTTCACATGTGCTTGGGTCGTTCACTGATACATTAGCCTTAACACCAGTATAGGCAGAGATGATTTGTGCAGCAACCAAGGACTTGAGCATCATGGCCAGCCGACCTTCAATCTGTGATAGGATCCCCGGTAGGAACTTGATTCCTACGAATTGTTCCAGAACAGAACGAGTTTGTTTCTGGACCTCATCTGAAATCAGAGTAATCGTGGGGAGTTTGACCAAAATGTTGGTCATGTCGGTCGTCAGCCCGTGCCGCACTTTGATGTAAGGAGGCTGATCCTCTAGTACGGTCACACCCTTGACTGCGATCTGATTCTGCTCCACGGCATCCAATTGACGAGCTAGCTGATTGAAACCAACCAATCTACGTCCAGTCCAGGGGGTTGCCACGTCAGTGTTAGGGCTGACGATTTGACCAGTCAAAGCCGCAGCTAGGAAAGGTCCATCTACCAGGTACTCTTTAGAAGTACCCGTAACATCCTGGATGGTAATGGTTGCCATATCGGGGTAAACCACTCGCATACGGGAATCGCTTAACTGACCTGCTGTATAGATCACATTCGAAGGGGTAGACCCAGCAACCATACCTAGAATGCTAGTCCTCTCAGAACGATAACGCATAGAAGACATCAAAGCATTGGATCTCTTCAGATAGAGATACAGGTCTGTGCTATCCCCACGCATTAGGGTAATCATATCAGGCTGAACCTGACCAGGAAGAACCCCTTCCAATTCATCGATAGCGTTTCGGTAAGCATCCACAGAAGCTTGGGTACTATCGGTATCCCTCTGAACCTGTTTGACGCCTACAATCACAGCACCGTTAATCATTGCCAAGTAGGCAGCCAAGCTTACAGGGTTATCCGGAGATAGCGTACCGTAAGCTGCCTGAACTGCAGAGACCTTCGTAAAGAACCGAGTAGTGAAATCCTGCTTTTCATAGATGTAGGTGACATAATAGAAATCACCTACTGCAGGTTCATTTCCTCCACGTTCATGGGTGGTAGCCTCTGCAGTATCCCCAACAGCTAAACCGTTAGTATCCGAAACTAACAGCTCGACCCCAGGAATTGAAGTCTGAGGCAAATTGGAATCAGTAGTAAAAGTAGTCCCAACACTGATCCTAAAGGTTGCATTTGCTCCAGTCGGGTAAGCAACCCAAGGACCAGAACTATCGGTAGCCCAATTGCGGGGCAGAATGGTGAAAGTCAGACCGGTTACTAGATCCCGATAGGTCTGACCAACCACACCGTCCTGACCAAGACCCGTACCTGCAGGATTCAGGATTGACAGATTAGCTGATCCGGAACCCACAGGGTTACTAGAAACGACAAAGAAACCACTTAGTGCGGCATCCCCTGTTGCCCCATCCCCATCTACAGCACCTAAACCAGTGGTATAACGCAAAGCATTATCGACTAGCCCGTTGGTGTCCTTGAGAACCACATTAGAACCGGCACCTAAATTGGTATCCAACTCCGTAGATGGCATATCCTCAAGGAACAGATAGAGTTTACCAGTGCTATCCATTTCCGTGGAAGCGATACCCCACTTGGTGAAAGAATCCCCAGCACTTTCAGTAGCAAACACATTAAGCCAAGTAGCAAAGGTGGCCTGGCGATGGGACATCAGTGCTGACGCTAGATTTGCTGCAGGAACCAAAACGCGAAGTGCGGTGGTACCTTCAGAGAATCCAGTAAACAAAGTATTGGCAAGCCCATCATTAATAGTGATTCGAGAAGTAGTGTCAGACTTTGCACTCACTAACCGGATTCCAACACCTTCTTGACGAACCATATTTGCAGAATAGATAGTTCCAGCAACTCCCCAAGGGGCCCCAGGAACTGCTGCCATTGCATCAATAATCTGATCCAGCACTGACCCGTTGCTGCCTCCAGAAGCGGGGCCAAGATTAGTAGCCGTACCACTTGCCGAACTAGTAAAGCTTACTGTTACCGGATAACCGTCTACTTCAAAGATGAGAGTATCATTAGCGGCACGAACACCTGTGCCATCATAGAAAATTACCTGAACTTGATGGGTCGCCCCACCACCGGTTTCCTGGCCGCTAGCCTGGGAGATATCACAGGCTAGGGTTGCAGGGTGTACTACTGCCGCGGATCCCGCCACTGCAGACATACCAGTAGTCAAACCAGCCATTTCGCAGTCAGACTTGACTTCAATAGAGCCCAGACTGGACACGAAATCTGCCGCCATGGAACCGCCGCCACCGGGGAGAATCCGGTTACGTAGGATTAGACGGTCGTACAGCTTCGCCACGCTACCTGGAGCGTTAGGGCACTGACGGGTGCGAGCAACAGGTGCCTGCAGCAGTGCCGCCTGTCCTGTGCCTCCTACAGCCCCTACATCGAGCCCTGCCAGGATGCAGAAATCCTTGGCAGGGGTTGCATTAGCAACAAACTGTAGATAGCCTGCTGCGTCCACACCAGGCAGCTGGAGCCGGAACTCTAGTTGCCCGGAAGCATTCGCCACACATTCTACAATCAACCCTGCGAAAGCTGGGAAAGCCCCAACTTTAGCGGCAACGGCTACTGCGATCTGAGCACTAACTTCAGTAGCTAACGCTGCTGCGGTTGCAAAAGGACCATCTCCCAGATCCGCAACTAGGGCTGTGGTTCCAGTTGAAGTTGAACCAACATAAATGAAAGATAGTTTGTCAAATTTATCCGCAGCCAACGTGATTGGGCTATCAAATTTAGTAGATCCGACCAAAGCAGACCGAGCATCTGGGTTATAGATATAGTATGGGTTTGTAGCCACAGGAGGTACCGCAGGTCCACCCGGCCAATCCGAATCAATTGTGGCAACCTTAGTTGACCCAACATATGCTGTAATGGTACGGGTTGTGCCTGCTACCGCAGCGCCACCATTACCAATAACTACTTTCCAACCGACATACACATTGTCTATATCAGAAGCAGTAGAAGCTAACACAAGGGTGTTAGCGATAGACCCTGCCTGAGCCAAACCTTTAGTTCCGCTTGCCGCCTCATTGATAGCATCTGCGAAGAAACTAATATCTACTGGAGTTGCTATTGAAGTGGGGGTCTTTACATCTACGTCAACCCCATCAATAGCAATAGTGAACTCTTCAGAAGCCGTAACTTCGTAACTCTGTCCTTCTACGCAACCTGTGCCGCCTGTGTAAACGATCTCATCGCTTACGATAGAAGCAAAGTAGCCCCCTACATGTGCCGCCACATTTGAAGGGGTAGCTAAATCGATACCTGCAGAAGTTCCTACTTCAGTGCTGTGGATTTGCATACGGAGACGATCTGAAGCCGCACGGATAAACTCATATCCCCCAGCCCCAGGAACCGTATACTTAGCAGGGGTTGCTACCTTAGCAGCAAACTGCACCGTAGCAGTCTCATCTACAGGACCCGTGTAATAAGAGGTGTCTGTAGGAGCCTCATACCTGAAATCAGGCATTAGCTCAGATCCCGAAGGGAACTCTATAGTTACGCCATTAAGTGAGGAACCTTTGGTTCCGGTCGTAAACTTTACAGACTTAACCAAATCCCCAGCGGAATCCTGCATGGTATAGGTACCAATACCGGAAATACCAGGATTTTGTACCGTAAGAGTATAAGTCTCATCAGTCAGATTGTTGTAGTAGTAGGTAGCATAAACAGTGGCTCCAACTGGAACCGGGCTCTTTAGAGTGAAATTCAAACCGTCAACAGAAAGTACATCCTGCCGACCATTTTCCAAGGCATTCTGAATATCAAAACCCCAGTAAACCCAAATCACGTCGGGGCGATTGACAGGTAGATCAATCCTGCCATTACTGATAGTCTGGAAACGATCTTGTCCCAATGGGGTATTACGACCATTACCCAGAGTAGGCTGATTAGGTAGAGTGAAATTGTAACGATCTTCTACTGCAGTCCCTCCGGAAGAAGTTACCACAGGACTGCACTCACCTAGGAAAAACTGATTGTCTACCAGACTTCCAGAAACTTGAGTTTCGTTAAAAGAGGAGTATCCGGAGGTTGTAGTCCCTGCAGCAACAGTTAGGGCAGTTCCCCAAAGAACCTTATCGTCCTGCAGTACGAAATCGGTACCTTGTACGTAAGCAGACCCCCCAGGAACCTCACCGCACCTGGTGATACTAGTGACCCCTACGTTTGCGAGGTAGTCATAGGTATCCTGCCAAGTGTTGAAATAATACTGAATGGCAACTGTAGCACTTTGAGGAGGTGCTACAGGCAGAGTTACGGCCCTGGTTGAACCATTAACGGAGCTGGGGATAACCTGGACATTATTTACTCGAACAACAACGTTAGCCGGATCTGTAGTGGTAACCCCACCATTTGATCCATCTACGATAGGTCCGTTAAAAACGTAAAAAGTGCTGGTACGGTTATCAGCCTGTCCTGAAATCAACCCCAAAGAAGCGTTGACAGAACCACTCCGGATAGCCAAACTGCTTGTCGCGTACAAAGAAAGTGCAGAATGCCCAAACTGATTGATGAAAGTAGATGCAGTTAGGGTGCCCCCACGAAGAGCTGTAATTGCGGAAGCAATCTGAGCCATAGTGTAATTAGTTCTGGGGGGAATAGTTAGAGTCAGATCTACCCCATCCACAGTAACTAATAAGATATTATTAGCAGAAACTAGCACTGACCCATCAGGAGCCAGAATGTCACCATGTAGGTCCAATACGGTTACGGGACTGGTAGGGTTGGTAGCGTTAGCATCCCCAATACCTACTGTAGCGCGTACTGTTGCCAAACGTGCAGGCACCTGATCAGACACATCATCGGTAACCCGAGTATCAGTCCGCTTAAAATAGTAGGTGCAACGAACTAGATCTGTAGCTAGAGGGGCCTGGGTTAACTGAACAATACCTCGGGCACCGTCTAGGGAACGCACCATGATGGGCTGACCATTCACGGTCACACTCACATCAGTCCTATTGGAAGATGCAGTTCCTCTACCAGAACCATCTACGATAGGATAATGCTGGACTCGGAATTTATCCAAGACACCATTGAAAGCGCCCAAAGTAACTATCCCAGATTGTGAAATAGCCACTACCGCGTGCCCTGTGGCATCCTCGTCTACTCGACGTTGATCCACGGAGGAAGAAGATCCTCGAACCACTTCCAGGTCCTGTTGGATAAGGGTCTCGGTACCCTCACCAACAATTACTGGAAGTAGGTTAGTGCTGTTAGCACTAGCGAGAGGATTTTCATAGGAAGTTTGGGTGTATACGCCTGGGGGAGCATAGTTCTGACCGGGGAAATCTTGGGGGAATGCCATTTTCTTCACCTCATCTTGTGGAAAGCCCAAGCAAGCTGTAAAACCACGGCACTACCTGCCGGGAAAAGTAGGGTGTGTAACACCCTCTTCTATGAGGTGCAGACTATAAGATGGATATTGAGGAAAATTATTCTTCTTTAGTGGCTGGGGGGTGTAACCTACGCATAGCCAAACTGTGAATCAAATTTGCACGGGCATGTATATCCCTAGCTTGTGGTTCTAGTACCCTGTAGGAACCGTCTGGGTTTTTTGATAAATGATGCCTTTTCGCCCCAGTGTCTCTGAGAACTTGTTCTTTATCTTTATTTCGCTCATCTATGGCTTCCCAACCTTGATTTGCACTTTGACCAATTGCACGATCTATACTCACGTCAAGTTGGGAAATACCAGTATTTTGTGGGACAGGCCCTGTAACTTCTTGATGAAACACTCCATCAATATCAGTAGGGGTGCACCTAGAAGCATTATCTTTACAACTAGGGCAAGCTTTTGGTTTTTGGTAATCTTTGATTGAGGCAGAAGCTTCAAACCTTAACCCACAGGTACAAAGATAAGTATATACTGGCATTTGAAATCCTTAGTTTATAAGCTCATAGGTACTAATTCTACCCGAGAAGAAAGGATCTACAACAGTTTCTAGGTTTAGAGACTCAAGCATCTTGACGTCATTAGTTTGTTCTGCTACTTCTTCATCTGTCATGGAAGCCAAAGCCTCTGCCTGTTCCACAGTTAATGGGATAGCATGCCTCAAGAATATAGGCAAAGGTACGTCTATATGCCATTCTGTACTCAAAGTCAAAGATAATGTTGAGTTGTAAAAATAATCGTCTCCATTTTCATCGTACGTTTCTTCACTTTCCCCACCCATAGAAAGCTCCGTCATTTCTATCCCTTCTGTAGAAAGATAAGAACGAAGAATACCCCAAAGATAGGTAACAGTAAAATCAGTTATCTCCCGCTCTGCATGTATATCTCTAGCAATGATATCCAAATCAAAACCAATTTCCCAACGACCACCGTACTCTAATGCAGAAGGTTGCCTAATCCCCTGAACCACTACCGCCATACGGTCATTAGCTTCATTTCTTCTGCCGAAAGCTAACACGGTACCAGGGATTGCGGTATTGTCTGCCCTACCTGGAGTAAACTTGAAAGGTCCAGTAGAGGTACCGGCATATCTATAATCTGCAACTATATACCGGCCTCCTGTTAGGGGTTGGGTCAATACTACTTCCCCAGTAGGGACTCCTTGGGGATCTACTGTCAAAGTATAGTTAGTACCTTCGAATAGCATATAGCAGGCAGGCATTTCGTAAACTCTTAGGGAACCTGTGTGAGGCTGATGCACTAGCTGACCGGTGCTATTACTAGTTAATTGAACGATCTCTTGAAAGGCATCCAATAATGGATCAACATAAAAATACTCGGCAGGGCCTTCAGGATCATTCTTATTAGGATCTGTAGTTATCTCTATAAAATAGACTCCTGCAGGAGAAGGAAACCTCCCACCGTTATTTTGAATAGCTACAGAGTCTTCCCTAACCCATTCTATAGCTTGACCAGGATAGTTCTTGACCTTATTTAGATACACATAGCTTTCTATCACCCCCAAATAATTATCTGGGGATAAATCCACACGGTTTCCAGAACTAGGCTTTACAATAATCCCATAGCTTGGTCTTTCTTTAAAAGAATATTTACCCTGGATGTTTGGGACTATTTTCTTATAACGAGGATGGGAAGCCCAATATCGACGCAGCTCTAGAATTAATCTGTTTGTCAAAGACTCTGTTAGCATAAAATACATATGATCAGGCTCCTGAAACTACTCGCCCAGAAACAAAATAAGTATGAGGATCTAATTTTGTAAGGTATTCCTCATGAAAAGATTCAGGATCAAGTTTGTAGGTTTGGCTTTTGAAATCATACTCCCCATTTTTATTTACAAAATGAGTTTCTACGCTTACAAAAACAGCCTTGACCTTTTCCAAGTTACTTACCTCGTTTTTTTGCAACTCCAAACTCTTTAAGTTTTTCAGACAAAGCCTTATCTACCGCTTTATCTATCAGGATGGGGAGATCCTTCCTTAAAGCTTCCAATTGTTGTTGGATCACAGTAGCCAAATCTGGAGGGGGAGGATTAAGTGCGGTTGCATTTTTTACAGGAATGGTTTGAACTATAGGCTTTGTCTCAGTTCTCTTCAAGTACTCAACTTTCACCGCTCCAATTTGTTTTAAGTGTTCTAAATCCATTGATTTTTTTGCAGTGTGCTCATCCAATACTAAAATTTCCCCTTGAGACATTGTTTTATTCAAATCAGAAATTCTGATAATCCTACAATTACACGTCACCCGAACTTCGATCACTTCTGATCTCCTTTCATCGCCTTAGCCATCTCTGCCGCAATGATCCGAGCGCACATTTTTCTTCCTTTTCGGATTGCATTTTCTAAAAAAGTAAATCTTGCAATACCAGGATGAACCCAAGCATCTTTCAATTTAAGGGGTGCCATCCTGAAAATAACCTCACCTGCCTTAGTTTTTATAGGAACAATAAGAGGCTTTCTTTTACCATTAGAAATTCTTCCGTTTCTCCTCATCCGTAATCTTTTTTCAGTATCTGTTAAATGATACCGCAAAGGTTGCTTATCCTTAGCCTCTTGGGTTAGCCAAGGCATCTCCCTACTTGGAATATCTCCTTTAGCTAATTCTTTCATCCCATAAAAAGACGAGAGTATCTCTAAATCAGAACCCACAACCCGATAGGAAAAGGATCTCCAGATTGGAGGTCCCCCCATGGGATCCTTTCCGGACCAACCTCTTTTTTCGAAGTAATTTTGGGATTCCCCCCTAAGCAACCCCACCAAGCAAGACCCTAACTTTCTCAGGACTCTCTTATCCAAAGCCACATCTGCTAACTTAGCAAACGGATCTCCTTTAACCCCACGTACTTTAACCGCCATCAACTCACCATTCTATGTTAGCCCAAGCAGGGGTACGCCCTCGGGGCTGTTTCTCTGCAGGAACATCTGTCTCATTAGATTCCATAGGTATCTGAGAATCCGCACCTTCAGGGTAAGGATCACTAATTGGAGCTTCTCCATTATTATAAGGAGGTGCAATAGGCAGATCCCCATTGACGGGAAGATTTGGATAATAAGGTTTGCTGTATCTAGTTTGCGGCCAGGTATAACTATCGGTACCATCAATAGGTACCTGGTATCTAATATCTTGCTCATCTAAAGCTGAGATATTAAAATGTTGTTGTAACAAATTCCCTCTATTTGAAGGTCTTCTTACAGGACCTATGCTATAACGCTCATTCGTTTGCTTGACTACTAAATCTCTTTGGGTTACTACCGGGGAGGGTCCTGTCCAAACTTCATAGGTATGCTCCACCCGCCTACCCCAAGGCCCCTGAGAGTGTCTCCTCTCAGCATCATCTGGAGCCAGGATCACATCATAAGGACCCTCATAGCCGCCAACATAGCCACTTCCAAAACAGGTTAAACACATTTGTGAAGGCTGCCCACTATATTCTATAGAATGCTCATCCAGCCTGCAGGTACAGGGGATTCCAGCTTGCTTACGAATAAACAGCTTGACTCGTTCCCCACCTTGCTGTAAAATCCAATAGTTTCTTCTGACTGCTTCCCTCCAAATGTAATCCATAGTCTCTACATTAATAGTAGACAGTGGGGGGCAGTACGTTAAAGGGGATTCCCTATATCCGCTTGGGGTAGATGGGTCTAGCACTACTGTGGATAGCCGATAGAAAAGATGCCCATACTTTTCAGAACGAACATAGTTTCTATTAGCATAATAAGAAACTTCTACTAAAATATTTGAATTAGGTAGTAGGGCATCATCCCATTTTTCTATCGCCAAATCAAATTCAGGCTGGTTTACTAAAGTAATTTCCCCAGAAGACCCAAAAACACTTTCTACTGCAGTCTCCACTCCATTTATATATACAGTTATATCTGAAGGGGCATCCGCATAGATCGGTTGGCTGTTAGAACTTTGGGCATCTTTCTTAACGATGGAGTGTGTGACTCTAAAAACCCAACGTCTATTATTGGAGGCACTCCCTTTGGAAAGCCAAGCGACATTCCAATCTACGGGTTCTTTAGAGATATAAACATTTTCTGTAGAGTCTCGATAAAAAGACCCCCCTATTGGAAACTCATTGATTCTAACATAGGGTCCTCGATCAGAGACATCTGATCGATAAATGTTCACGCCTATTATCGTAAACTTAGTGTTACCCGATAAAATCGAGGGGTCATCCCATCGGATATCGAGCTTTCCTTTTTGGAAGGTACTGACGACTTGCCCGTTAATTGGGGCTAGGGGCTGGTCTATTGAGGATGGGTCCCAACCGTAGCTCACTAAAATATCACCCCTGCGGGGGACGGATTACCTTTACCTTCCCATCCGCTAATAGAGTCCATTGCTGACCTTCAACAATGCCTAAACGCTTACTCGCCTGATCTACCACACTCTGAGCCTGCTGTTCCAAGGCTTCGATTTGAGAAATCATATGAAGTTTACGAAGTTCCATATTCCCCAAATCAAACACTAGCTGCCGAGAACGCTGACGCAAAGAATTAAGAGCTGCCACTTCCGTGGGTTCCAAAGAACCAACAACATCTGGATCTACAGTTTCGGTCTCGATAACGGGAGGTGCGGTCTCTTCCATCTGGGTTTGTACATCTGACATAGGCTTTTCTCCATTCTTCTTCAAAAGAATCGATCCATACTACCCAGCATCTTCCTCAGAGTCTAACGCTTTCCCCTGTTTTCGTAGAAATAAAGTAAATTGAGACAACAACCTTCCCAAACGATTTTGCAAAACCAATCTAGTGGGAGGGGTTATAGTCTGATTATGTTTGGTAAACGACCAGTAAACCGTCCCATCGTTTGCTACATACTCATAAACTCTAGGTTCTGCCGATTTCACTTTTCGCCACTCCGGCTCCGTGGTATTATACAAGAGGCACGATATAGGGACACTAGTGGTGAGGACAAAATGCTACCAGATAACCTAAAAAAATTCTCAAAACGAATCCCAGTCCTTGATCATGGTTACATTATGTTAGTAGATATTATGGGAGATGATGAAGCCGTGGTGCAGGCAGCCCGAGTTTCCTATGCCGAGGAAACCCAAAAAATTAGAAACACAGAAGGGCTTATTAGATACTTACTAAGCCATAAACACACATCCCCATTTGAACAAGCTAGAATCAAATTAGAAGTAAAACTACCCATATTTGTTGAACGACAGTGGGTAAGACACAGGATGGCCTCCCTTAATGAAGTTTCTGCACGATACAGTGTGTTGCCAGAAGAGTTTTACTCCCCGGACCAAAATAACGTAAGAGAGCAAAGTAAAAAAAATAAACAAGGAGTAGGAGATATACTCTCTGATGAGGTCTCCTCAGAATACTTACAAACCCTACAACAAACAAATACAGAAGCTTACGCGGGTTATAGAAAAGCCTTGGAGGCGGGAATCTCTAGGGAGCAAGCTAGGCTAATGCTGCCTGTAAACACGTACACGGCTAAAGTTTGGACTCAAGATTTGCACAACCTGATGCATTTTTTGAAGGTTCGTATGGATTCCCATGCCCAATGGGAAATCCAACAATATGCAAAAGCCATTGCAAAGATTTTAAAAGAATGGGTTCCGATTACCTGGACTGCTTTTGAAGATTATGAGCTTCAAGCCCTAAAATTCTCCAGAATGGAATTACTGGGCCTAGCGAAACTCCTGAAAGGAGCTTCCTTGGAGGAAGGGATCTTGGCTTCAGGTTTGGCAGGAAGAGAAGCAGAAGAATTCAAACAAAAAATTTACCGAGCTGAGGTATAACGCCCTACTTGAGATCCAACCTCTCCTGAAATTCTATTTACATTAAAAGTAAGAAACCCCAGAATTAAACTCTCTACTGAACATTCCTGCAGGAAAGCTAAGGCTTCTAGTGCAGAGTGTAGCCTCTCAGACATATCAATAGATACTGTCTTGGTCTTCAGGGTCTCTAACACTTCTTGGACTACTTTTTCTGAAGCGGGTGTTTCCCATAACCCGGGTAAGGCATCTATAGCGATACCCAAATCCTCTACTGGATCAGGCGTAACCTCTTGTAGATTTTGAATGAGATCTTCCACCAAATCCATAGTCAACTCTTTCTTAACTTTGCTCTCCAGCCGATACTCTTTTACAGAAGATCCCCGATCTCCTGTAGCTTTACGACTAACTACAGACTCCATAGCACCAATCATTGATCGAATCGTAGTTTCAGACAAACCACAAAGATCGGAAATCCCTTTAACACTAACCCAAGAGTCTGCCGTTCGTAAAGCTGCTAAGATAACCTCAGACTGATAATGGTCAGAATCTCTAAACCAATCTGTGTACAAAAACGCCACTTCTGATAAAGATTGAGCTAAAGTCTTTCCTTTGATCGTTAACCCATAAAGCTGTTCTGTAATAGAAGCCTCATGAGCCAGCCCTGCATCGATCAATCTCTGCACGGAATTCCACACAAAATTTTCTGTCCTATGTAGGTTCTTCCAATCCAAATAACGACAAATTTTTGTAAGATCGACAGTTTCCGCCTTTTCTGTTATAAGGTTATCGTGTAGGGCTCCCAAAATTTGGTAAGTCCAGCCATTCATGATGGTTGAAGAAGTTGCCATGCGTTTTTCTCTCCTTGTAGCACCTGCTTTCTCCTACCCCCATCCAAAGAGGTTTGAGGAGAAAATCCTTTTGTCGGGTATTATTTTGCATGTGGTGGGTATATGTCATACAATCTTTGATCATCCGTCCTGGAAATAAACCAGGATTTTATTATGTGGGATGCACTACTGATCCCGCCAGACGACTACTAGAACACAATGGCATCAAACGGGGTGGCGGGAAATATACCGAAAAACACAGACCCTGGGGACCAAGAGCCCTATGGGGTCCCTACCCAGACAGATCCTCTGCACAGAAAGCAGAATACACTTTAAAACACAGCAAAAAAGGTATTAACAGAACCAAATGGACTAGCCAAGATTCTGCTTGGTGTGTGGGCCTAGGTCCTAGTCACCCTTGGGTGTCTGACTCATCCTGGAAAGCGTAGATGCCCGGAAAACACCTATACCTCATACAAAGCGGCACTGGATCTTTCAAGATTGGCAGGTCCGATAACCCTAAGAAAAGACTTTCACAACTCCAAACAGGAAACCCAGAACCCCTAAAATTGATCCTGATTCTTGAAAACAAAGGTGGTTTAGAACTCTCCCTACATAGAAAACTAGCTCACGGAAAAACTAAAGGTGGGGAAGAGTGGTTTTCTTATGATATGCTACCAGAACTCCCTAGTTGGATCTATGAACAACTTGACCTTGATTTTGTCAACTTTTGGTGGACCCCAACGGGGATCCCAAAACCTGGCTTAGCTTCAAACCCAGATGGGTAGATAGGAGGTAACCGAATTTGGAGAAATTAGATGGAACTTTGGCTTTTACAAAGAATGGGTGAGACGGATTGGGATGAAACGGCAGGCTTCGTCATTGCAGCTTCTTCAGAGATTAAAGCCCGCCAATTTGCAGACTCCCGCGCTTATCGGAAGCGTAGTTTCTGGATTTACCCCGAGTGCGCAACTGCAATCAGAATTGCCGAAAAATCGATTTACACGAAACCACAAATAATTATCGAAGATTTTAGGGCGGGTTGAGAAATGAAACTTTGGCTATTGCAAATAATCGGTGAACCCTGGAGTTGGGCATCCGCAGGGTTTGTTATCGCAGCTTCTTCTGAACAGGAAGCTCGTCAGAAAGCTTCGGAATTGCCGGGCATATGCGTAGAAAACTCTTACTGGCTTAATCCAAAAAGAACGACTGCTTGCAAAATTGCAGATAATTCTAAATACACAGAACCTACAATAGTTCTAGAAGGTTTTAGGGCGGGTTGAAAAATGCATCATCTTATTGCAAAAATAGTAAAAACCCTAAAAGAAAAGAATCTTATTCTAACTACTGTGGAAAGTTGTACCGGAGGAGGTCTTGCGAACGAGATCACTAATATTCCAGGTGCCAGTGAGGTCTTCCGAGAAGGGTTTGTAACCTATTCCAACTCGGCTAAGATCAGACTTGGGGTTAGCCCAAACATCATCAATACCCATACGGTATATTCTACGGCTACCGCCATAGCAATGGCAAAATCAGGACTTTCGGCTACGGAAAACACTGCCCAAATTGGGGTAGGGATTACAGGAGTTCTCTCCAGAGAAGATCCTGCTAACCCAGAAGGCAGATTAGGAGATGTTTACATTGCTGTTGTAAAGGGGGACTTTACCTATACCAGGTACCTACAGCTTTCACAACCAAACAGAATTCAAGCTAAAGAACAGGCTATCAGGATAGCTTTAGAAATGATTCTAGATGCATGTGCAGAGGAACCTTCCTATAACAATTAGCTGTGAGAAAGGAGAGAGAAAATGCTAGCAGATCTTTGGTCCGGAATAAAGTTTATTATGTGTGTGATTCTACTGCTCTTGGTTTTTGTGTTCCTGCCACTTAAACTAGTGTGCACCGCAGATAATGCTTCCTACGTAAAGGAACGGGGTCCAGAAGTGTGGCGTTCTGTAGGATTTGAGCCTGTGGGGTACGAAGGGTACACTTTTGGTCTTGGAGTTGGTGAGTATGGCGGTGCCAAGGTTTGGTGGACCCTAAAAAAAGTTCCTGACAATGGGCTAACTTACTCCGGGTACCTGCAGCGTTGGGGCTCTGAAATTCATGTGTATAACCAGAAGCCTATTGAAGGAAATCTGGTTATGGGGACAAAGCCAACCATCACAATCAATAAGACTGAACCGATTCCCCCAGAGAACACACCCGCGGAAGAACCCATTCCAAATAATGAGACAGAAGGAATTTCTCCTGAAGAAGAAGTCTCCCCAGATGAGGAAGAAGAGTCTGGGGAGGGACTCGAAACACCCGAAATCTCTGGAACCCCAGCCTGATAATAATCGGCTTAGTCTCCTCTTTCCTTTGGTAGGGTTCCTGAGAGGAGGCTAAAATGATTGTTGAGCAGAGCAACGGTTATCAGGACGTTCAGGTCACTATCCGCAAAACCGAAACCTTCCTTGCCAACGGCTCTTACCCTGGAGACACCTTCTATCAGCGTGGGGAATCCGTCTCCCTGACCGAAACCGATCGGAAAATCCTCATAGCTGCTTTTTCTCAGGGTCTCCCTGAAGCGCACCAAAAGAGTTGGGCTTTGTCCAACGGGCTCACGTTTTCCATTAACGGTAAGGCTAATGGAAACGTTGGGGATTGGAGTATCAGCAAACCCACAGTCAGCAAAATCACAAGAAAGCCTATCGGCATTGAATTTCTGATTCAGGGATCTTTCCATTTCGAAGAAATGGAAGAAGCTTTGAAGGGCTAAGAGGAGAATTAATTATGCAGTTGACACCAGATCTTCAAGGTGAGTTGCGCACAGGAAGGTATACAGATTCAGACAAGTCCAGAGACTTGAGTGCTCCTACTCGGACTCGGGTAGGGTGCGTCAATTGTGGAAAAACTTTTGACTATCTAGAAATAGTAGACTTCGAGTATAAGTATGGCTATGCTCGTTGTCCCCATTGCTGGGAAGTAAGTATTTACCGGATGGCACCCTGCGAGCATGAGATACTGTTTAACCGTAGGCGTAACCTCACTGCTTCCTGATAAAAAGGTTTAAAATGACAAAAAAAGTTACGATTCGACTAGACCCAGCCCACTTAAAAGTCCTCTCTAGGAAAGCTAAAACGCTAGGAATACCTTTAGCTACACATCTCAGGGTCATCCTTGAGAAAAACAGCCCCCTCCCAACCTCCAGGTACAACGTCCAGATCATTGCAGAAAACCCAGACAGGGAACAACGTTTGGATTTCCTTTTAATGATAGGAGATCATGGTTGCGTTGAACCAGAAATTACAATAGACCATGCAAAGGATCAAGTCTTTACCGTAAAAAGTTGGACTGAGCTTTTGGAGGGAGAAAAAGAATTCAAAGCTCCCTTTAGCAAACAAAAAGCTAGGCTTACTGCTGTCCAACTTTACCCATTTTGCTTCGGCTATAAAATTAAGGTAGTACCAGCATGATACACTATCTAATCGGAGACGCAACCTGTCCAACAGGACCCCAGGAACAACCCAAAATCATTGCACATATAGTTAACGACAAAGGCGGTTGGGGAGCCGGTTTTGTTCTAGCTCTTTCCAAAAAATGGAAGGAGCCTGAAGAAGAATATAGAAACTGGGCCGCGGACACTAAACCCCTACCCCTCGGTTATGTCCAATTTGTATACCCCGAAAACCACAAGTTGGCAATAGCCAATATGGTTGCCCAGCATGGCTACGGAACGGCGCTCCAGCCTCCTATCCGCTACCAGGCACTACGGAAGTGCCTCTATGCAGTAAACTTGATTGCAAAGCAATATGGGGCTACTGTCCACATGCCTAGGATTGGATGTGGTCTAGCGGGCGGGACCTGGGATGAGGTTTCTAAAATTATTGAAGAAGAAATGCCTGATTTAGAAGTGTTTGTCTACGACCTAGCAACAACAGCAAGTCTTACCTTCCTCACATAAAGTCCTACAGGAATCCTCAAAAGTACAAGCAATCTGCATAAAAGATTCCTCATCCTCTGGATGAGGAGCTAAACACACAAGATCTCCAGTTACTGTAGTCTCCATCTTCTCACACAAATCCCAACTCTTTTCGTTATTATAACGACAATTAGTGGGATCTGGACCGCAAGAAAAAAGAAATAAAGCTAAAAGAATTAGGAGAGGTTTCATGCTGATCACACATAATTCCAAGGCATGGACTCTAAACTATAATTTCCGGTTAATATCTCGGGCATTGTGCTTTTCCGAACATAAGCACCGATCATAGTTGAGTACCCCTCATAATAACTAGCCCAACGCTCATCCTGGGGCTTCCATTTTTGAGCTTGTGCTAGAGGGCTTTCCCCACTAGATAAAAATTCTCGGTAAACCTCTACGGTAGCACTATAAGTTCCAACCACACTATTTTCTTGTGCCACCACAACTGGACAAACTACTGTAAAAAGATAAGGTACTCCGTGTTTCCCCCCAGTAGTGCTTTTCGGAGGGCCTTGAACCTTGCCTTTTGACAAAATTAAAGATAAAGAAAAACAAAGTTTATGTTTTTCTGCGGATTCCCGTAACATAGGAACCAAAAGTTTTCTTAGTTCTGGTTGTTCGTGGGCAAGTTTGGCGAGTTTATCGTGAAGCATACAATCCTCCTACACTAAGGATTGTATTATAAACAGATTAAAAATTTCCTCTGGCGGTGCTATGGTTTCAATAATTCCCCTTCTTTGCAGAAGAAGAAAAAGTTCAAGACAACAGGAGATCCTATAAAAGGAAAAATGGTGGGCTCTCCCGGAATTGAACCGAGGCGCGATCGGTTATGAGCCGACTGCTCTACCTAGCTGAGCTAAGAGCCCAAAGGATGTTAGCCACAAACGTTAAAAACGTTAAATCCGTACCCAGTCACATGAAACTCAACCTCAGGATGACCTGATCCAATGCCACCCCGAGTGACAAGCTGCCCAGGAAGAGAGAAAGTAGAGACCTCCCAACCTTCCTTGCGCAGCCTCTTCACCTCAGCATTGCGAGCCTGCCGCGCGGCTGCCTGACCTTCCTTACGGTCCCAGGTGTACCAACCAGCATCCCAGGAAAAACAAAAATCAACCGGACAGTAAATTCGCTGCATGTCTGTTTCCTCCTCTGAGAATCCTACTCAGAAAGGAATTCAACTAAGCCAGATATTCTAGGCACCAAATTTTCTAATCACGCTGTAATAACCTTCCAGCATCTGATCAAAACCATTCTGGTATAACTTTGCTTTCTGCTTAAGGCTTTCATAATGATCCAGAAAAAACCTACCACGCTCCCACAAATCCTCTGGGGACAACTCAGGAATCTCCTGCTCAAACAGAAACATCTTACTGTCTGGAATAGGTACCCCGGAACACACTTGCTCAGAAAGACCCCCGCTATCCG